CAGTTAGAGATAAAGCAGCTATAGTATTAACTGATGGAAAAAGTGTTCCATTTAATACAACTGGTGTAGAAAGTTATGTAATAGGTGGTACTTCATCAATGAATGACAAACTAGTTAAGGATACTAATTCAACTAGATTAGGTGGGACAGATAGATATGATACTAACAAAAAGATAATAAATAAATTTTATAGTGGAGTAAAAGAATTTTATATAGCAAGTGGTACTGATTTAGTGTATGCTCTTGTTGGTTCTACCATTGCTAAAAATAATGCTATTGTGTTAGTTGATAATGATAGTAATAAAAGTGTATTGAAAAGTACAACTAAATTAACTGCTATAGGAAATTTGAGTGATAGTATATTACAGCAGTGTTTAAATGTAACAAAAAATATAGGAGATTCTAATACTGGAAGAGAATATACAGTAGAAGATGCTGCTAATGCAGTGAAAAAACTATTAGGTGTGAAGAAATTTTATTACGAACCTAATTATTCAGAAGATGAAGATTTAATATTTCTACTAGATAAAAATTTTGATTTTTCAGGAAAAGAGTACTATGTATTTGCTTACATTAAACAGGGTGCAGAGGGTGATGTTAGATACTGTGTAGCTAAAAATGATATGAGCAAAGTTTATACATATGATGTTAATGGTAATATGAAAGTATGTAATCCAGATGATTATAAAAATAAAGGAAGTATAACAGAGGAACAAGCAAAACAGATAGCATTAAAAGAATGTGCTAAGAGACATAAAGTCAGTATCAATAACTTAGTAGTTGATATGATAGATTTTAGAGATGATATATATAGTGGTAATGTCTATGCTGTTAAAATCAATTCAAAAAATAGTAATGGTACTTTTGGTTGGTTTTTTATAGATATAGAAACTGGGAAAATTTATAATTAAAATTAGAACTTTTAAACAATAATTATATAATTTACCATAATATGTTATAATATTTTTAGCAAGAAGATTTAACTTACAATCTATAGAGTGGAGTTCATGTACAAAAGATTATCCTCCCAACGATTCGAAGGGAGGTGAGTTCATGGATAACTTTTTGTTTAATGTTTTAGCTAGTTTAACAGCTAGTGTGGTAGTTTACTTAATCAGTAAACTATTCAAAAAAGCAAAAAGCCACTCTCGCACAAAGAGTGACTTACGAGTTGAATTTAAATTTATATTTAAATCCAAAAAATAAACTCTGTTTATGATGAACTCCACTCTAACGCAAAATAGATTGTAGTTCTTCTTGCTTTTATTATATCACAAATTAGTACAGATATTCAAAAATAATATTTTTTTTGATATAATAAAAATGTAGAGATTTTGCAGTGAGCGATATTTTTGATAAAATAGGGCTTAAGCATTGAAATGTAAGGTATTGAGGGTATGTGATAAATCTTATCAATTGCACTACTCATGGTTCAGAGAGAGTTGTATATGTGTAGATATTGAAAATACTTAGTTTATTTTGAGGTTTTATATTAACTATGTGGTATGTAAAGACTTTAATAACTCTATTTTTTCCTTTTACAGTTATTCGTTTTATATTAACTATGTGGTATGTAAAGGAAGCTAATATATCAGGAGTAGTATATATTGTAATGGATTCAGAAGGAGCGTGCGAATTTAAGATTGCAAAGGAAATGAAAGAGTCTGAATATCAGATAGACTTAAATAAAATCTTATAAAATAAATAAAATAGAGTGGTCCATGACTACTCTATTTTATTTTTAGTTTTTATATATTATTTATCTCTTTTTTTCAACTCTTCATCTATAAAATGACAAGCTAATAATAGCGGACTGATTTCTAAGCCAATTGACAAATCAACTATAGTTGGTATTGTAATATTTTGTACTTGTTTCTTTCTAAATCAGATATATACTCTCGACTATAGTTAGTTCTATTTGCTAATTCTTTTTGTGTTAAACCTCTTAAAATCCTTAAATCTTTTAACATGTCTGTTTCCTCCTAAAGTATTATAGATAATCTATTTTTTACATATAGAAAAAAACAATGCGGTTAATAGCAACATTTTTTTGTGGAAATTTGTGGTAGAATGTAGTTAAGAATATTAAGAAAATTTATTTTGAAGGTCTATAAATACCGACCAAATAATTTGTAAATTATATGTAAAAATAATCTAAAAAATTTCTAGAAATGAAAATACATAGTTATATTTTATTAAGATTCATTGGGGAATTTTAACTAAAAATAAGAACGTAAGTTCTTGTAACAGGGGGATAGTATATGGAATATACAAAAAGACTAATATTAGAACTAGATAATTTATTTAAAAATTTTAAAGAAGTTGAAGAAAAAGAATTTGAGAAGTATAAAAATATGTTGAAAGAAGAAAAAGAAAAAAGAGAGGTGTAGTTCCTCTCTTTTAAATATATTATATTTATAAATTAGTATCTTCATTTAAAAACATTTTTGATTAATTCAGTTTTAATTGTCATTATGTTCAATGTTTTTTTCTGTTACAAATACTTTTGCTATTTTTAACATTTTATCTCTAGTTTCTTCATCTAAGCTAAGAATTACTTTTATTAACTCTTTTATGTCATCTGGGCTATTTAAACTGTCTATAAATTCATAACTTTCATCAATATTTAGTTTTTCTGTATCTGATAAACCGAGAATATAATCAGTAGATACATCAAAAATTTTAGCAAATACTATTAACTCATCATCTCTTATTGCCCTTTCACCAGACTCTATTCTATTCATAACACTTGTATTTATATTTGCTTTTTCAGATAATTCTTTTTGTGACATATTCATATTTTCTCTAAGATATTTAATTCTTTGACTTACACTCATATATAATCACCTCGAAAATTTTTCTATTATGGAAATATAATAGCATATTTTTCTATAATAGAAATAAAAAATTTCTAAAATAAATATAAAAAAGTCTTGAATTTCTATTTTAGAAATGTTATTATTGAAATATAGAAATTGCTAAAATAGAAATTGAGGTGAATATATGAAAAAGATAGACCATGATTTTATAAAAAAAAGAAGAAATACATTAAATTTATCTTTACAAAATGTTGCAAAAGAGTTAGGTTTTAAAAATGCATCAACTTATTTTAAATACGAGACAGGACAATATTCAATTAGAGCTGATATGTTACCTAAATTATCTAAGATACTTGATTGTGATATAGAAAATTTTTTTACGAATTAAATTTCTAAAATAGAAATTTTATGAGGAGGGTTAAAAAATGAATAACTTACAAGTAATAGAAAGAAATAACGAAAGAGTTTTAACTACACAGCAACTAGCAGATGTATATGAAACAGATGTAAGAAATATAAGCAACAATTTTAACAATAACAAAGATAGATTTATTGAAGGTAAACATTATTTTTTATTGCAAGGTGATGATTTAAAGAATTTTAAAGGTATTCATACAGAATATGAAAACCTAAAATTTACTTCGAAAATGTATCTTTGGACTGAAAGAGGAGCAAACAGACACTGCAAAATATTGGATACTGACAAAGCTTGGGAGCAGTTTGATAACTTAGAAGAGTCTTACTTTAACAAAAAGAAAGATACTTTAATTACAAATCAATTAAGTCCAGAACTACAACTGTTTAAGCAAATATTTGATACTGTAGCAAAACAAGAAATAGAGCAAAAACAAATAAAACAAGATATAACAGAAACTAAACAAGAAATAAAAAGCATAAAAGATGTTGTTACATTGAATACAACTGATTGGAGAGAGGAAACACGCAAGTTGATAGTATCAATGGCACAAAATTTAGGTGGAAATGAATATATAAATACTCTTAGAAAAGAAAGTTATGAACTTCTTTGTAAAAGATTTAATGTTGACTTGAAGCGAAGATTAAATAATAGAAGAAGTAAAATGGCAGAAAAAGGTGTATGCAAGTCTAGAAGGGAAAAATTTAATTACCTGGATGTTATACAAGAACAAAATTATTTAATAGAAGGTTATGTAATTGTAATAAAAGATATGGCTATTAAATATGGAGTTTTTATGGAAAAAACTAATTAATATTATTAATAAAACTATGCAATACAGGAGGAATAAGAAAATGAAAGAAAATAATAGAATAGTGAGTGCTATAAATGAGGATATAGTAGGTGTTACAGTTGATGGAGAGATAGACTTAACAGATAAGGAATTAGAAATGGTAAACAATTTTAAGAAAGTTATGAATAGCATTAACAATAAAATAGGTATTGATTGTGGGATTTCACTTAGTGATAAAGATATAGAAAATAATAAAAACATATTAGATAAGATTGCATCAAAAGTAGCGTGGCATTATAAGAAAATGAATTTTGAACACTTAGAGATGGATGAAAAACTCTTTGATGATTTTACTTTTGAGTTTATGTTAAAGTTCTTTGGTGATATGGAAGAATATGAATTAATAAAATATCTTACTTATATAGGAGAAGAAAGTAACGAATTGAGTGATAGAGAAAGGATATTTTATAAAATAGTAGATACACTTGATACAATAGCTGATATTAAAATATCAGACCAAAATAAGATAGAAAAAGAAGTTGGTATGTGTATAGGTGAAGATAATTATATAACTTATTGTATAGATGAAGACTTAATAAAATTTTACATTAAAGATGAAGAAGAACTAGTTATAAATAAAAATAGCCCTCTGCTATATATGTTAGACACACTATTTTATGAAGTACATGAAGAGTAAAAATTGCAATAATTAAATAAGTATAAGACAAGTTTATGAGCTCATATTTTATAACAAGGGGTGATGTTATGAAAATACTACAACAATTTAAACCATACAAATATGATGAAGAGAAAAACATAGAATATGATGAAAAAATTATAGCTAATCAAAACACAGAAGTTTATATAGTATATCCACGTATATCTGATGAAGAGAATAGGAGAAGATGGAAAGAGTTTGATGAAGTAGCCAAAGAAGTAGCTATTAATATAGCAATGAAGAAAGCTGAGACAGTAGAAAGTTAAGAAAGTAGAGAAGTTGCTAATACTTAGCACTTTCTCAAAGAAGAAAATTGGACAACTATTTTTAAACAACTAGGAATAAATAAGCGATAGTATGTTTGAAAGAAGGTGATGAAATTGCTTAGTCTTGATATTAGTAAGAAAAATGTGATGACTCTTAAAAAAGATGGTAAGTTTTTAGCAGATATAGTATTTAAGGACATTAAAACTGGTAAAAAAATATCAGTTGGAACATTAAATAAAAAAAGTGCTGGTCAAAGTAACTAACACAATAAATAAAAAAAAACATATGAAAATTATAACATAAAAAGGAGAGATTTAAAATGGTTGAAGTTAATATAAAAATTAAAGGCGAAGCAAGTGAAATAATTGACTCAATTAGAGCTATATTTAATAGCTTTGGTGAAGATTCAATGACAGAGATAAAAGCAGAGCAAGAATATAAAAGTAGACGTAGTAGAAAGTTAAAAACAGAAGATTTATCAGACCAGGAATAAAGAAGGTGATATAAGTTGCAACTATATAAGCATCAAGAGGAAGCTTTAAAGCTAACAGAATATAATAATAAATGTGCATACTACCTTGACATGGGGCTTGGTAAGACATTTGTAGGAAGTGAGAAATTAATAAATTTAGGAAGTAATACAAATTTATTAATCTGTCAGAAATCAAAAATTGACGATTGGGTACATCACTTTAAAACATATTATCCAGATATGGGGATAATCAATGGTACAAAGAAACTTAGTGAAGGCATAGAGTATTTTAAGATTGTTGAAGTTCCATTTATAGTAGTAATTAATTATGAATTAGCTTTTAGAAGAAAAGAGTTATTAGATTTAAAAGATTTTACTTTAATGTTAGATGAATCATCAATGATTCAAAATGAAAAAGCTAAAAGAAGTAAGTTTGTACTAAGTTTAAACCCTAAAAATGTGATACTACTTTCTGGTACTCCATGTAGTGGTAAATATGAGCAACTATATTCTCAAATTAAGCTACTAGGGTGGAATATATCAAAAGATTTATATTGGAAGCAATATATTGATGTTGAGTACAAATATATTGGTGGTTTTCCAATGAAGGTTGTAACAGGTTATAAGAATGTTGACAGATTAAAAAAGAAGTTAAGAGATTATGGAGCAGTATTTATGATGTCAGATGAAGTATTTGACTTACCAAAACAGATAGATAATGTAATGAAAATTAGTACTACAAGAGAGTATAGGAAGTTTAAAAAAGATTCAATTATAAGTATTTCAGATGATATTGAACTTGTGGGAGATACTACACTAACTAAAATGTTATATGAAAGACAATTATGTAGTCAATACAATAAATTTAAATTAGAAGCTTTTGGAGACTTAATAAACTCAACAAGTGACAGATTAATAGTATTTTACAATTTTAACGAAGAGTTAGACAGATTAATAGAATTATCAAGAGATAGACCAATATCAATAGTAAATGGTTCTATAAAAGATTTAAGCAATTATGAGGAATATAATAACTCAATTACATTTGTACAATATCAAGCAGGAGCTATGGGTTTAAATCTTCAAAAGTGTAATAAGATTGTATATTTTAGTCTTACTTTATCTTGTGAATTGTTTATGCAAAGTAAAAAGAGAGTTCATAGAATAGGTCAAGAAAACACATGTTTTTATTATTATATGATTTGTAGGAATAGTGTTGAAGAAAATATATATAAAAGCTTACAAAGTGGTGTTGACTATACAAATAATTTGTTTGAGAGAGGAGAGTAATCCTTGGGTGCAGAAAAACAATTTGAAAATAAAGTTAAAAAGTTTTTAAAAGAACAAGGTTGTTGGTTTATTAAATATTGGGGAGGTTCAGCATATACAAAAAGTGGTATACCAGATTTATTAGTTTGTTGTAGTGGTAAATTTATAGGTATTGAAGTCAAGGGGGAAAAAGGAAAAGCAAGCGAACTACAAAAGTATAATATTAAAGAAATTGAAAAGGCAGGTGGAATAGGAATTATTCTATACCCTAAAGACTTTGATAGATTTAAAAAGATGATTTTAGAAATAAAGAAAGAAGGTGAGTAAATGCAGTTCTCACATAGTAGGATAGGAGTATTTAAGAGTTGCCCATATAAGTATAAGCTACAGTATATTGACAAGGTGAAAACAATATTAAATGCAGATTCTAACAATGCTTTAATATTAGGAACATCACTTCATACTGGTATTGAAAAAGATATTGATGCAGCAGTAAAAGAATATTATTTTAGTTATCCAAGTATAACAGATTTACACATTAATGAAGTGATGAAGTTAGATTATTTAATACCAAAAGTAAAAGAAATTTTACCAAAAGGGTTTAATGAGGTTCAAATAACAACTAGTGATTTTATAGGGTTTATAGATTTGTTAGCACCACATGTATACATGACTGATACAAACTTAAATACAAATGAAACAACCATATATTATGAAGATGAAGAAAGAGTATTTGATATTTATGACTTTAAATATTCAAACAACATAGATAGATATTTAGAAAGTGAGCAACTTCATCTATATAAGTATTTTTATGAAAAGCAACATACAAATCATGAGATAAAAGATTTGTACTATGTATTTGTACCTAAAATTCAGATTAGACAGAAGAAAACAGAAAACTTACATCAATTTAGAAAAAGATTACTTAATGAGCTTGATAAATCTGAAATAAAAATAGTGAAGGTTGAGTACGACCCAAATAAAGTTATTAATTTCCTTGTAGATATAAAAAGATGTCTTGAAAACAAGGAATTTGAAAAAAATCAAAATAAATTATGTAACTGGTGTGACTACCAAGAATACTGTGAAAAGGGGATTGATTATATGTTATTACCAAATAGTGAAAGAAGAAGTGTGGAAGGAATTAATAAAAAAACTTTATGGATTTATGGAGCACCATTTAGTGGCAAAACCACATTAGCAAATGATTTTGAAAAGCCTTTAATGCTTAATACAGATGGAAATATAAAGTTTGTTGATGCTCCATACATTTCTATAAAAGATATTGTAACAGTTGAAGGGAGAATGACAAAGAGACAACTTGCATGGGATGTATTTAAAGAAGCTATAAGAGAATTAGAGAAAAAAGAAAATGATTTTGAAACAATAATTGTTGACTTGTTAGAAGATACATACGAAGCTTGTCGCCTTTACATGTATGACAAGATGGGAATAACTCATGAGTCAGATGATAGTTTTAGAGCATGGGATAAGGTTAGAACGGAGTTTTTAAGCACTATAAAACGACTTATGAACCTTGACTATAAAAACATAATATTAATATCACATGAGGATACATCAAAAGATATTACCAAAAAAGGTGGTGACAAGATAACAGCAATCAAACCTAATTTACAAGAAAAAGCAGCAAATAAAATAGCAGGTATGGTTGATATAGTTGCAAGAGTAGTAGCTGATGGAGACGTTAGAACATTATCATTTAAGACTAATGAAGTGATATTTGGAGGGGGTAGATTAAAAGTAAAATCTACTGAAATTCCACTTGATTATAATGAATTAATGAAAGTATATGAGGATATTAGTATAGAGAAAAAGGAAATAAAGAAATCAAGTAAACCTAAAAAATCTAATGCTGAGGAAGTTAAGGAAGAAGTAGAAATGACTCCTACAGTAGAAGAAACAAGTGAGAAAACTGAAAAAGAACAAACAGAGGAAGAAGTAATTGAACAAGAAGAAGCAATTAAACCAGTCAAGAAAACTAGAAAAAAGAGAAGTTAGTTTAAGAAAGATTATTAATTAAAAATTTAAAAGAAAAGGATGGTATGTGATATGGATTTTAGTAAATTTGATAAAGCAATAGATGTAAAAGGATTGAAAGAAGATATAAAAGAAGCATCTGAAAATAGTGGTAAATTTAAGGATGTACCACATGGCACTTATGAAGTAGAAATAAATAAAATGGAGTTAAGCGAGTCTAAAAAAGGTGACCCAATGTTTGTATGTTGGTTTAAAATACTAGAAGGAGATTATAAAGATTCATTAATATTCATGAATCAAGTAGTTAAACAAGGTTTTCAAATTCATATAGTAAATGAATTTTTAAGAAGTTTAGAAACTGATATTGAAGTTGAATTTGAATCATACAGCCAATATGCACAACTCATAATGGATATAGCTGAGGAAATAGATGGAGAGCTTGAATTTGCTATTGAATATGGTGAGAAGAAAGGTTTTAATACCTTTACAATAAAAGACATATTTGAAGTAGCTTAGAAATTTTATTACAGCTAGGTGTATACATGCATCTAGCTGTAATATTAAAAAGGTAGGTAATTAATATGAGAGTAAAAAGAAAAGATGGAACTTATAAACCCAGGTAAAATTGTAAGATGTGTTTGGTGTGGAAAAAGATTTTACAAGTTAGATAACTCTAAAGTCATATATTGTAGTAGAAAATGTGCAGCAAAAGCGAGAGGGGTGTTCTAAATGATTTTTTATGATTTTGAAGTATTCTCTTATGACTGGTTAGTTGTATTTATAGATGTTCTAAATAAAAAAGAAGAAGTTATTGTAAATGATATAGATAAGTTAAATTCATTTTATATAGAGCATAGAGAAGATATTTTTATTGGTTACAACAGTAGACATTATGACCAATATATTTTTAAAGGACTATTATGTGGATTTAATGCAAAAGAAATAAATGATTATATTATTGTTAAAGGTCAACCTGGTTGGAAGTTTTCAAACTTATTAAGAAACATACAAATTAATAACTATGATGTTATGACTAGTTTTCATGGATTAAAACAATTAGAAGGTTTTCAAGGTCATAGTATAAAAGAATCTAATGTATCATTTAACATTGATAGACCATTAACTAATGATGAAATAGAAGAAACTATAAAATACTGTAGATATGATGTTGAACAAACTATAGATGTTTTTATTGAAAGAAAATCCGAATTTGAAGCACATATGGGATTAATTAAAGCTTTTAAACTTCCGGTAGCATATATTGGTAAAACTCAAACACAACTAACAGCAATTATATTAGAAGCTACAAAGAAAGAACATGATGATGAATTTGACTTACAAATACCAGATACTCTAAAAATTGAGAAATATAAGGAAGTTTTAAGCTGGTATAAGAACCCACTAAACCATGACTATTCTAAAAATCTAAAAATTAATATTTCTAATGTACCTCATGTATTCGCTTGGGGTGGTGTTCATGGAGCAATAACAAAATACTATGGTGAAGGTTATTTTTTACATGTGGATGTTAATTCCTTCTATCCAAGTCTTATGATTAGATACAATTACCACTCAAGAAATATAAAAAATCCTCAAAAGTATGTTGAAATTTATGACAAAAACTTACAGTTAAAAAAAGAAAAATCATCTCTAAGACCAGCCTACAAATTGGCAGTTAATAAAACTTATGGAGGAATGAAAGATAAAAACAATAATTTATATGACCCAAGACAGGCTAATAATGTATGTGTTAGTGGACAGCTGTTATTACTTGATTTAATAGAGAAGTTAGAAGGTCATTGTAAACTTATTCAGAGCAATACAGATGGATTAATTGTAAAGTTAAATACAATAGATGATTATGAGTTAATAGATGATATATGTTATGAGTGGGAACAAAGGACAGGCATGGGTTTAGGTTTTGATGTATACACTAAAATATTTCAAAAGGATGTTAACAATTATTTAGTTATAACAGAAGATGGAGAAGTTGAAGCAAAAGGATTATATATCAAAGATTTAGGAAATCTAGACTATGATTTACCAATTATAAATAAAGCACTTAAAAATTATATGGTAAACAATACACCTATTGAAGAAACTATAAATAACTGTAATGATTTAATAGAGTTTCAAAAGATAGTAAAAATAAGTAGTAAATATTCACATGGTTTATATAGTCCAACTATAGAAGGAAAAACAAAAAAAGTATTTACTGGTGGTAAGATTTTAAATGATAAATGTTTTAGAGTATTTGCTTCAAAAAATAAAAATGATGGTGGTATTTATAAAGTCAAAAACAAAGAAAAAAATCCAGAAAAATTTGCTAATACACCAGATAAATGTTTTATGGAAAATGGAAGTGTTATAGGTAAAAAAGTACCAAGGAAGCTAGATAAAACTTGGTATATAGATTTAGCAAATGAAAGACTCAAGCAGTTTGGAGTATTATTAAGCAATTGAGGTGGTGATTAGTGAGTTTTGACCTATTTAAAGGATATATAATTACAAATAATAAAAAGGCAGCTGAGAAATTTAAAAATGTAAAAAAGTTAAAAACTTATGAACAGATTAAGAATTTACCAGAGTTTGCAGGCGTTTTAGCAGACGAAACTGTGTTAGTTGATATTGATGATTTTGAAAGTAGTGAAATTCTATACAAAATAGTGCAAGATTTAAAGCTAAAATGTAGAGTTTACAAGACAACACGAGGTAAGCATTTTCTATTTAAAAATACTAGTTTAGAAAAGAATAGAACAAAATGTAGACTAGCTATAGGTTTAAATTCAGATATAAAATTAGGATGTAAAAATTCCTATTCAATTTTGAAGTTCAACAATATTGAAAGAGAAATTTTATATGATAGTAAAGAAATACAAGAGATACCAATGTATTTAACTCCTATAAAAAATGGAATTGATTTTTTAAGTCTTGGAGAAGGTGATGGAAGAAATCAAGCATTATATAACTATATTTTGACTCTACAGAGTAATGATTTTACTGTTGAGGAAATAAGAGAAACAATAAGAGTTATTAATAAATATGTTTTAAAAACTCCATTACAAGATAATGAACTTGAAGTAATTTTGAGAGACGAATCCTTTCAAAAGAAGATATTTTTTAATTCAAAAGGTTCATTTTTATTTGATGAGTTTGCTAAATACATAAAAAATAATAATCATGTAATCAAGATAAATGACCAGTTACATTTATATAAGGATGGTATTTATGTAGATGGTCAAGCAAGAATAGAAGCAGAAATGATTAACAATATAAGCAATTTAAATAAGGCTAAGAGGAGTGAAGTACTTAGTTATTTAAATTTATTAATAAGTGAGAATACAGGTATGTCAGAAGCTAATTTAATCGCTTTTAAGAATGGTATATATAATATAGTTGATGATTCTTTTATAGAATTTTCACCAGAATTTATTATAACAAATAAAGTTAACTGGAACTATAATCCAGGAGCATATTCAAAGTTAGTTGATAAAACTATGAATAAATTATCATGTGGAGATTTTGAAATTAGAATGTTACTTGAAGAAGTAGTGGGATACTGTTTTTATAGACGTAATGAGCTTAGAAAAGCTTTTATATTAACTGGAGATAAAGCAAATGGTAAATCTACTTATCTTGATATGATAAAGACATTATTAGGGGATGAAAATACATCAGCACTTGATTTAAAAGAATTGAGTGATAGATTTAAAACTGCTGAATTATTTGGAAAACTTGCAAATATAGGAGATGATATAGGAGATGAATTTATTGCTAATCCTGCTATATTTAAAAAGCTAGTAAGTGGTGATAGGGTAAATGTTGAAAGAAAAGGTCAGAATCCATTTGATTTTAACAACTATAGTAAGTTTTTATTTTCAGCTAACAACATACCTAGAATAAAAGACAAGACTGGAGCAGTACTTGATAGATTAATTATTATTCCTTTTAATGCCAGTTTCTCAGTAAAGGATAAGGATTTTGACCCTTATATAAAGTACAAATTAAGAGAGCAAGAAGCTATAGAGTATTTAATAAATCTAGGATTAGAAGGCTTAAAAAGAGTATTGAAGAATAGAAAATTTACAGTACCAGATAAGGTTAAAAAAGAAATACTTGAATATGAAGAAGTCAATAATCCTATTTTAGGATTTTTTAAAGAAGTTGATAAGATAGAAAATGAATCAACAAAAGAAATATATAGGAAATATCAAGAGTATTGTATATTAAATGGATTACAGCCTATATCAAACATTGAGTTTTCAAGACAAGTAGTCAAAAAGTTTGGATATGAAGTAAAAGATAAAAGGATACAAGGTAAGAAATATAAAGTATTTACTAGAGCAGTCCCGGGATAGTCCCGGATGTAGTCCCTAGATGTAATATAGTAATTTCAACGTTGTCCCGGATGTCCCTAGATGTTTTTGACCTTTTATATATTCAACTAAAAAATCATCAATTTTTTGTGATGATTTTGCTCCCTTTATATAAAGAATATATATATAATAGTATGGGACTGAACAAAAATTATTGTCTGGATATATTGAAATAGCTAGGCTTGAAGCAGTCCCGGATGTATTTTACATCTGGGACTATCTGGGACTGGGTTTAATTAAAAAGTTATATAATGTAAAAATATTTAAAAAATAAGCTATAGTTCATTAATAACTTAACAAAATAATTAAAAAGAAAATTCTGTTAATTTGTAAGGATGTGAAAATGGAGTGACAGACTATGAAAAATTAGAAGAATTGTTAAACTCATATAGTAATTTGGATATTGAAATTAGAGAAATAGAGTTAAAAGTAAGAGGGAGTAGTTTAAGAGGAATAGAATTAAATGGAATGCCTAAAGGAAATAATGTTTCTTCACCAATAGAAAATGAGTTAATATATGTTGAAAGATTGGAGAATGAGAAAATATATCTACAAATTAAAAAAGAATCGATTAATAATATGTTAAATTTATTAGATGATTTTGAGAAAAATCTAATAGAACTAAGGTATTTTAAAAAATTACAATATAAACAAATAAGTTACGAATTAAATATAAGCGAATTATATGTAGGAAAAAAGAGAAAAAAAGCACTAGATAAAATACTTCCCTTTGCTAAAAAATATAATCTAATATGAAAGTCGTGTTTGTGTCCGATTAATGTCCGATTTATGACCGATTAATGATTGATTTAGTATAGAAACATGTCACATCAATATACTATGAGATAAGTTATAATGGTAGTATGAAACAAGTGTATAATATACTCCTTAAAAAAGACTAAGTACCCCTAACTTAGTCTTTTTTATATTTACAACAAAGGAGAATAAAAAATGAACATGATTAATTTAAGAGAAAAGATAATAAAAGAACTAAATGAATTTAATATAAAAGCAGATAATGTTTTTTTAGAATATGCAGTTAAACATATTGAAAATTTTATGAATGAAGGTATAGATGATGAAGAGTTATTAATAAGAGGTATTGTGCTTGGAGCTAGTTATGTAGTTAATATGGAAAATAAAGACTTAGATTAATTTCTAGGTCTTTTACATTTTATAGGTTAAGTTTGTGGTAAAATGTACTAAATGAATTAGGGGTGATAACTATGAAGAAAAATATCTTAGGAGTATTGCTACCATTATTAACAATGATTATAATATTTTTTCTATCATTTGAAAATACAATAACTAATAGTTTAGGATTAAGTGAGATGGATATAAAAGGAATCCTTATTTCAGGTGTAGTATTGTATATACCAGTTTCATTTTTAGTTAATGGTATAATATGTGCTAAAAAACAAATAAATTGGAAAATTCCAGCTTTAATATCACTTTTAGGTTCAGTTGTTATCATGATGTATCTAAGATTTGATAGTACTGAAATGGCGTTGTATTTATCATATTATTTTATGTCTTATTGTATTGGATATTGGATAACTAGTGTAATGAAGAAATAAAATTAAAAGATTACTTTTATTATGGTAATATGAAAGAAAGTAATTATTAGGGGGTATAAATATGAAATGTCCTAATTGTGGTAGCGAAAATATAGAACAAGGTATTTCTACAGTTAGTGAATCAGGATTCGTTACATATAGAACTGGTTTAGAATACAATACAAGATTTTCTACTAAGGTATCTAAAACATATTCTGATTTATGCTTAGATTGTGGTGAAATAGTTAGAACTTATATAAAGGGTGAGACTGACAGGAATTGGTGTAAAGATTAGAAATAAAAATACATAAGATTTAGACTATCTTTATAGATGGTCTTTTTTATGCAATAAATTAAAAAGATAATGATAAATATGTTATAGGGTTAAGGTTTTGAACTTGTGAAACAGAGTAACAGAACTTAATAGGAATTAGCTTTATTCTTTATTATATGGTATAATGTAGAATAGAGATAAGGAAGTGGTTAGTATAGGAATATTAAAAAGTGCTGAATTAGTTAGAAAGATAGCACAAAGAATTGCTAGAGAAAAAGGAATAAGAGAGCAAGAAGCATGAAATGATGCTGTTACAGAGTATAAACAAAAACATAGATACTTAGTCTAGAGAATCATCTTTATAGATGGTCTTTTTTTATGTAAGAAGTTTGTGTAATAAATTAAAAGTAAATGTAAAAAATATTATACAACTAAAATAAGATAAAGTAATGTTTTTAAGGAGAAAAATATATGCTCAATCAGTTTAATGAATTTCTTGGTAACTATATAAATATAATTTCTGTAATTGCATCGTTTGCATCAATAGCAGCCTTGATTATATCAATTATAGCTTTTATGGAATCTAATAAACAAGCTAAATTGATATTAAAATATAGAAGAAATAATGAGAATAATATGGCTGGTGATTATTATGAAAATGGCAATGGATATATTAGGATTGATTTAAATAAGATAGATGATAAATCTAATGTCTATGCTGAAATTCGTAGTAACAACTTAGTTGATTTTGTAATAGAAAACAAAAGTAAGATTGTTGCAAAAAGTCCTATATTAAGTTTGAAATTTATTAATATGGAAGTAGATATTGAAGAAAATAATAACTTTGAACGAATAAATAGTGAGCTTAGATGGCATCCAAAAGATAATACTACAATTCATAAAGGAATAAATTTTAGAATAGAACAATTTAATTTTAAAAATTGTGTTATGCTTAAAAAAGAAGCTTATATAGAAGTAGTATTATCAGCTGATAATATGGAAACAAAAGAATTTAGTATACCAATAAAAGCGTATTAAAGAACTCAATAACAAGAGTTCTTTTTTAGTTAAAATTTGATTATTTTGTAGTTGTCGAATAGTTTTTGAAGGATATTGACCTTTGAAGTTGAATTTTATACTTTGGAGGGAGATGAGGAATTATGGATTCAGATAAAATTTTTTCAAAAGATAAACTGAAAGTTCACATGTTTTATATTATAGTTATATTAATATTAGCATTAGTGGTTGTTATAACAGATAGAGGATATGATAATAAAGACTTATCACAATGGATTGCTTTTGGGGCGACTCTTTCAGGAATAATATTATCTGTTTTAGCAATTATATTAACCTTAATAGGAGAGACTAAATCAGATAACACTAAAGATAGTCTTTTAAATATATCTAAAAAATTAGAAGATATAGTTGGAGATGTTGAAGATGCAACTTATAAATTAGAAAATGTAAGTGCTATGAAAGATGAAATAAAAGAAGAGATTTCAGTTAGATTATCTAATATGGTGTTAAAAGTAGATAAAGAAGATGTTCAGGCATCTTTAAGTGCGGATAATTTTGATAAAGAAAATAAATCTAGTTATATAGATGTTTTTAAAAAATATTTTAGATTTATTAGACATGATAATTCAACAAAATTATGCATATTATCATCGTTTTATTGTGGTTCAAAACAAATAAGACATAACAATGGGTCATTAGGATATGATGAACTATATTCTATTATTAGAAAAGAGCTTTATTTTGATGATGAAACAATGAAAATGGTATGGAATGTACTAACAGTGTTTTTTAGTGGTTTGAATAATGATGATAATTTTTATCATTATATTTGTAAAATATTTGAAGAAAACTATCCTTATGAAAAAGAAACTTTAGATTTAAGCCTTGATGAGTATCTAAGATGAGGTGGCGATGTGGCTAAATTAACTTAAAAATAAAAGAGGTTTTGTGATTATTATATAAGACTGGTAATGTAGGAGAATAAGGTTAATTTATTTTCTAAGTTTTTTTATTTTTATCGTATTGTTAAATAAAAGTGAGTGTTTCATTTTCTAATCTGAAAAAATTTTTAATTATAATGGGTCATGTACTGTGTTAATTAAAAAATATAATATAATTACTAGTATTAAGGGTTTTGCTTAGGAGGGACTATGAGAAATACTTTTTTTGAATATAATATGAGGGGAAGTCAAAAGATAGAACAAATTTTAAGTAATGGTTTAATTATACTTGATACAAATGCACTTTTGAATCTTTATAGATATAATGAAGAAAATAAAAATAAATTTTTTGAAATATTATCGAAGGTAAATGACCGCATATATTTAACTAATTACTCTGTCAAAGAGTTTTATAAAAATAGACTAAAAATTTTATACAATAAGGCTCAATTTAAAGATGCAATGAAAAAGTTTATATGCAAAGAAATAAACACAATGAGAAATATTATAGAAAATGTTAACTTTACAGGAGATAGTAAGGATATTTGTAATTTACTCAAATATGAAAATAATTTAAAAACAAGTATGTTAGAAGAAATAAATTTTTTTGATATAAGTATGGAAGATGTTATAGAGTCGTATAATCAATCTAACTTAATTACAGATTTAGAAGGGATGGATTCTATTTTAGAAAAAATATTAGATTTATTTGAGGATAGAGTTAATCAAGAATTTTCTGAGAATGAATTAGAAGAAATATATAAAGAAGGTAAAAAAAGATATAAATCAAAAATTCCACCAGGATATAAAGATATGAAAAACAAAGAAGAGCCAGGTTGTTATGGAGATTTAGTTATATGGAAAGAAATAATAAACATTTCCAAAAAAATGAATAAAGATATTTTGTTTGTTTCAGATGATAGAAAAGAGGATTGGTGTTATAAATTTAATGGTAAAGATTTAGGTCCAAGAGAAGAGCTTATTAAAGAACTTTTTTGCGAAACTGGGAATTTATTTTATTCATTCAAAGTTGTAGATTTCATAAAAGAAATATCTAGAATATACAATATAACAGATGTAAATAAATTGGAAAAAGAATCAAAACTTTTTGAAGAGGATTTATATGAGTCAGAGAAAAGCATACAAAATAGACAAGGAATGTTTACAATCGAAATTCCAATAGATAAACAAAAAGAGTTTTCAGAAAGTAAAAGAAATCAATCAATAGCAAAGACAAGTAGAAGCCCTATAAGATATGTGTTAAGAAGAGAAATTGAAGTAATTAATGAGAAAGACAAAATTAAGTAGAGTTAAAAATATTATATATTAGTTTAGGAATCTCAGTAAAGAGGTTCTTTTTTATTCCCAAAACGACAAACAAACGAGGTGGTGGTATGAATGAAAAGGCAGATTTAGCCCATGAAGATTACTTAAAAGGGCTTAAGTACAAGGAAATAGCTGAAAAACATAATGTAAGTTTATCGACTGTAAAATCATGGGCAACTAGATACTGGAAACAAAAAGGTTGCAACCAACCAAAAAAAGTTGCAACCAAAAAGAGAGGTGCTCCTATAGGCAATACAAATGCTACTGGTCCACCTGGAAATAAGAACGCTGAAAAGTTTGGTTTCTTCTCAAAATACTTACCCGAAGAAACTCAAGACCTAATTAATGAGATAAAGAATAAAGATAAATTTGATATTCTTTGGGAACAGATAACAATTCAATATGCAGCAATAATAAGAGCACAAAAGATAATGTATGTTAAAGACAAAGAAGAAATGATTAAGGAATTAAAGAAACATGAAAGCACAGAAAATGGCGAGAAGATAGAGTATGAATTTCAATTTGCATGGGATAGGCAAGCATCTTTTCTTAATGCACAAAGTAGAGCTATGAGTGAATTAAGAAGTCTTATTAAGCAATATGATGAAATGATTCATAAGGATTGGAATTTAGCTACAGAGGAGCAAAAGACAAGAATAGATACAATGAGAACTAAAGTAGAACTTGAGAAAATTAAGTTGTTTGGAGACGATAAAGACGATAATTTAGAAACTATACAAAGCTTCTTAGAAGCTACTACCATGAGTGAGGAAGATATAAAAGCTTTATTTGAAGAAGAAGGAGAAGATGAAATTGGCTCTACTTAGAAGAAAACAAAAAAGACAAGAAAAGCGATTTGAATTTAAACATTTTTCAAAGAAACAATTAAAACTTCTCAACTGGTGGAGAGAAGGTTCTAAATATAAGGAGTATGACATTATCATTGCTGATGGAGCAATAAGAAGTGGTAAAACTATAGCTATGATTTGTAGCTTCTTAATGTTTACACAAACTAATTTTAAAGGGGAAAACTTCATAATTGCAGGAAAGACTATTGGTTCACTAAAGAAAAATGTTATTGAACCTATGAAACAGATACTAAACGCTTGGGGTTGGCGATTTGAGTACAATCGTTCAGAAAATTTTTTAGTAATTGGTAGTAATACATATTATATGTATGATGCTAACAATGAAGCTTCCCAAGATAAATTACAAGGTTTGACAGCAGCAGGGGCTTTAGCTGATGAAGTAGCTTTATTTCCTAAGAATTTTGTTGACCAAATGATTGGTCGTTGCTCTGTTGATGGCTCTAAAATATTTATGAACTGCAACCCTGCAGGTCCATATCATTTTATTAAAACTGAATTTATAGACAAAGTAAAAGAAAAATTAATATGCTATTTGCATTTTACAATGGACGATAACTTATCTTTATCTGAAAAAGTGAAAAATAAATTTAAAAGAATGTTTACAGGTGTCTTTTATAAGAGATATATTTTAGGCCTTTGGTGTCAAGCCGAAGGTGTTATCTATGATATGTTTAATGAGAAAATACACAAGGTACTAACTAAACTTAGAGAATACACAGAGCATTATGTATCATGTGACTATGGTACTCAAAACGCTACAGTATTTATATTGTGGGGCAAATGTAAAGATGTTTGGTATGCAGTCAAAGAGTATTATTACGATGGAAGAAAAGAAGGAAAGCAAAATTCAGATAATAAATATTATACTGAATTAGTAAATTTTTTAGGGAATATACATCCTAAAGCTATAATAATAGACCCAAGTGCAGCTTCTTTTATAACTTTAATAAGAGATAAAGGAAAGTATAAAGTTAAAAAAGGTAATAATGATGTATTAAATGGAATAAGAAATGTCGGAACTGCTTTAAATAGAGAAATGATTAAGTTTAATGATTGTTGCTCTAATATATTTAAGGAGTTCTTTTCTTATGTTTGGGATGAAAAAGCTTTAGAGTATGGAGAAGATAAACCAGTTAAAGTAATGGACCATGCTATGGATGCAATTAGATATTTTGTTCATACGGTATTGTTTGGAGGAAAAGAACCTAATTATGATGATGAAATCTATAATAAAGGCTTAGGGTTGAAGAAAAATAATATACCAGACCAATATAATAAGAAAGGAGGAGTTATATTCTAGTGGATAGTGTAAAAAATACTTTGCTTGGTTTGACATCTGAACAAAAAAAAGAAATGAGAAGAATAAAAGAAGATTATTTTTTTTACAAGGGTGCAATTAGTGAAGAAGATAAGAATAAACTTGATGAAAGTTTATTAGGACAAAGCTGGATTGTAAATGATGATTTAGACTATATTCCGACACAATTAATAGACAATAAAATAGAGCCACTTATTAAAAAACAAGCAAGATTTTTTTTAGGAAAAGAACCTAATTTATTGTTTAAAGCTAGAGATAAAAAAGATAAAGAAGCGTGTGAGAATTTAAGAATTTTCATTGATGATATATTGGATGATAATAAGTTTTGGAGCGAAACACTAAAAGCTTTTAGAATTGCAACAGTAACCAAAAGAGTGCTTTTGAGAGTTGAAGCTAACAAAAAAGAGCCAATTAGTTTATATTATCATGATTCAAGCGACTTTAATTATGAAGTTGATATGAAAGGTAATCTAACTAAAGTTGTAGTGGTTCGATTTATAAGTAAAATGGATGATGATAATTTATACAATAGATATACTTATTATTTAGAAAATGATGTGTGTAAGTTTAAAATAGAACAGTTTAAAGAAAAAGATTTAAGTAATCCTATTAGTGTTGAAACATGTAATACAATATTTACAAAAATACCATGTGTCTTATTTTTAAATGAAAGTGACTTAATAAATACAAGAGGTCAAAGTGACATAACACAGTTAAGAGAGCTTCAAAATCAACTTAACAGGAGGGTTTCTGATTTCTCAGATGCTCTAAGATTTCAAATGTTTGGTCAAACTGCTATTATAGATGCTACTGAAGAAACTGTAAATAAAACCAAAATAGCTCCTAATGCATTGATGCCACTGAAAAGTAATGATGCAAACGAAAATGGAAAACAGGCACAAGCAAAAAGAGTTGAAAGTTCATTTTCTAGTGCTGAACCAATCAATATGTTTTTAAAGAGACTTGAAGATAGTATGTCAGATAAGCTAAGTATTCCAAAACCCGAACAGCTTCTTAATATCCCTAGTGCTAAAGCCTTAAAATATATTTACTATGATTTAATAGCTAGATGTTACGAGAAGTGGAACGATTGGGAACCAGGTATAAAATTATTGATTAGCTTAATAATTGAAGCATGTGACAAACTTAATTGTTATGATAACTATGATAAAACTTGGACTAAACTAGATTATCTAATAGTTTTAGAAAAGAAATTCCCAATACCCGAAGATGAAGAAGATAACAAACGTCTTGCTATGGAGGAAGTTAACAACAATGTTAGAAGCCATAGAAGCTATATAAAAGATTTTGGTAGTGATGATGATTATGAAACATCTTTTAATGAAGTATTAGAAGATATTGAAAAAATACAATCAGTAGAGCAAGACCAGTTCAGAAAAGATGCAGATATAGAGGTTGATGATATTGATGAAAAATTAAATAATGAATCTAATAATAAAAATTCTAATAATAACACTAATGAATAGGTATTAATATGAAAGATAACTCTTATACAAAGAAGGTTCTTGAAGCTAGAAAAAAACTTTTATTATTAGATAAAAAAATACAAATACAGATATTAAATGTCTATAAAGATGCTAGTAAAACTATTTTAAGTGATATTGCTAAAAATAAAGAGTTAAATCTAAGTAATAAATACTTAAAAAAGCTAAATAAATCAATCGAGAAGTACATTAACGAGTTAAATAAAAGATTAGTACCTATTGCAGAAAAAAGCGTAATAGAAGCTTCTAATATAGCTAAAGAATTACAAACTTATTACTATCAATTAATAGTTCCAAATAAATCTATAAATCTTGCATGTGATGCTATGTGTATAAAGACAACTACTAATGTTGTGGAAAAAATAGTTGCAGGTAACTTTTATAAAGATAAAAGGTCATTAGATAGTAGGATTTGGGGCTATAGTAATAAAAATAGAAAAGATATTGATAGATTAATAAAAGCTAATATTGCAAGAGGTGCTAATGCAAAGACGTTAGCAAAGAGTTTAGATAATTATGTTAATCCAACTAAAAGAACAGATGCTAAGACGTTAGAAGTTGGTATGAATAAAAGTATATCTTATCAAGCTCAAAGACTTGCTAGAACTTCTATAACACATGCCTTTGTAGAAACAAGTGTTCAAAATGCAATAAATAATCCTTTTTGTGTAGGATTACAATGGAACATAAGTTCTCAACATTATATTAGACAGGTGAAATGGAGAGGCGAGGATGAATGTGACGAGTATGCAGAACAAAATCGTTTTGGGCTAGGTGAGGGAGTTTTCCCACCCGAAAAGTATCCAATTCCACACCCTAATTGTCTTTGTTATCCCACTCAAGTTATAGTGCCAATCAATGAAGCTTCAAAATTCATGAATGACTGGTTAAATGGCATGGATAATAGCAATTTAGATAGTTGGTATGATGAAATTAACACAGAAACTACTAATCTATATATACCTAAGATAAAATATTCATCTAATGATGTGAAAAGTAAGTATGGAAAAACTTTAAATAAAAAGATTAATAGTTTTGAAAGTAAAATAGAAAATACATCTAGCAAATATAAAAAATATACAACTGGTGTTAAGTATGAGGTAACAAATGAGTTAAAAACTGCTTTTGCATACTCAATAAAAGATGATATAATTAAGATAAATCCTTTAAGCCCTATATTTAAAGAGTATAATTTTGAATTGTCAATGATGCATGAATTAGGTCATAGAGTTGATTTAAAAGAACTTGAAATATATAAAAATATTGAATTTAAAGATGCTATTTTAAAATCATCCAATTATGTTTTAAATAATCTTAAAGAAATACAAATTGAATATGATTACTTAATAAATATAAATGATAGCCCTTTTTTAAGTGATATATTAGGAGCATTATCATTTAATAAAATCGAGGGGCTTTTAGCAACTCATAATATAACCTATTGGCAAAAGCAAGGTAATATAGAAAAAGAAATATTTGCTAATTTATTTGCTTTAGATTATGAAAGTGACAAACATATATTAAACTTTATAAAGAAAAATATACCTGACATATATAATGTATTCAATAAAGTTATTTAGGAGGTGTGCATTGTGGGTGAACAAATGCCAATAATGAAAAGGCTTAGAAATGATAAAGAACTATTGGAACTAAGAAGATTATATAAAGAAAAATACAATGAAAATGCTCCCGGATTTAATTATGATGAATATTCTAGTTATGATGAGTACAAAGAAAAGCTAAAAGAATTGATACAAAAGTAAAGTAAGCACTTATTAATTAAAGGTTAATGAGTGCTTTTATTATGCTTAATTTTAAGGAGGAAATTGAATGTTAGAGTATTTTAAAAAGTTACTTGGAGATGAAGAAGGACAAAAAGTTTATGAAAAATTATCTAAAGATAAAGAAAATAAGCTTCTTTTAGATAATATTAAAAGTCCTAGATACGTTGAAAAGACAGAACTAGAAAATGCTAATAAAGAGATTAAAGAGTATAAAAAGCAAATAGGGGATAGAGATAAGCAACTAAATGATTTACAAGGCAAAGTTAAAGATAACAAAGAGTTATCAGATGAAATTGAAAGTCTTAAAAATGCAAATAAAGAAATTAGAGAAAATGCAGAAAAAGAAATTGAGGTTTTAAAGTTTAATACAGCTTTTGAAAGAGTTATTGAAAGTTATAATCCTAGAAATCCAAAAGCTTTGGCAGCACTGATAAATAAAGAAAATGTTAAATTAATTGATGGTAATTTCATTGGCTTAGATGAACAAATAAAGGCTTATCAAGAAAGTGATAGTTATTTATTTAAAGACAAAGAAGATATAAAAATAAAAATAGATGGTAAACCACTTGATAGCTTAGGTTCTACTGTATCAAGTGAAGAAGGAAGCGAGAAAAAGAGTCTAGGCGAGAGATTAGCAGCTGAAAAAGCAGAAGCAAGTAAGGCTACAGAAACACTAGACAGCTTTTTTAAATAAATTATAAGGAGGAATAAAAGATGAGACAAAGCTCAAAAACCATTTCTGTAGGTAAAAAAGACATTAGAGATATAGCAGGGGAACATCATATCAATTTAAATTTTAAGGTAAAAAAGACTGATGTACAAAGTAAATTAGTTGATGGAGTATTACTAGCAGGTACTTTGGTAAATAGTGCTGGGTTACCTGCAAATGATGCAACAACTTATGGCGTGCTATTTAATGAAGTTGATTTTAATGATTCAAAAGGAACAGAAATATTACCAATTTTGGTACATGGCTTTCTTAATAAAGCTAGATTAAAAGAATACACAAATGAAGAAATAACTGCTGAAGCTGAAAAAGCAGTAGCAGGAAGAATATTATTTATATAAATTAGGAGGATGAAAATACTAATGGAATTAAAAAACTTTATAAATTCAAAGGAAATAGCTTTATATATTAAAAATTTACCACCAAGGGTAACTATTGATGAAGCCTTATTTCCAGTAACAAAGCAATTATCTACAGAGATAGAGATAGCAAAAGGTAGTAAGAAAAATCCAGTTGCACTAAGAATGAGTACCTTTAATTCAGCAGCAAAAGTAAGAGCATTAAAAGCAGATGTATCTATAAAGAAAAAAGAAATGCCATTCTTTAAAGAAGCTGTTGGAATTGATGAAAATGACAGAAGACAATTAACTATATATCAAACTGCTAACAATCAAAATCTAGTAGAATTTCTGACAAAAACAGTTTTTGAAAATTATGCAAATCTAGTTGATGGAGCAGGAGTTCAAATGACAAGAATGAGAGCACAATTGATGCAAAAGGGAGAAATAGAGTTAATTACAAAAGATGGGGATGTTGTTGTTGATTATGATATACCAACTAACCACAAAGAAGTTTTAACTGGCAGTGCAATGTGGAGTAATCCTAAAGCTGATATAGTAGGAGATATAAAAAGATGGCAAAAGGTATTTGTTGATGAAGGTTCAGAAAAGCCAACAAGAATGTTGTTAACTGAAAAAACATTCAGATATATAACTCAAAACGAGGCTATAACAAATGATTTAAAAACTAGAAGTTTTGGAGATATAATTCTTACTGATGATGATTATATTTCATTTTTAAAGAAGAAATTAGATTTAGAAATAGGATTTTTGAATGGAATCTTCTTAAATGAAGAAGAAGTGTCAATGAATTATTATGAAGATAATCTTGTATCTTTAATTCCAAAAGGAACACTAGGAAAAACTATATTTGGAACTACTCCAGAAGAGTTTGACAGCCAATATGGTAGCGGAAAACTAGATACTCAAGTTGTAAAAACTGGTATAGCAATTACAACTATGGTTAAAGAAGACCCTGTCGCAGTAGATACAAAAGTATCTATGGTAGGAATACCAAGTTTTGAACGAGCAGATGACTGTTTCTTTGCTACAGTAGCATCTTAAAAAGGGGGCGATATTATGGCTAAAAAGAAAGAGAATTTAATGCAGGTAAAAGCTTTAGTATATCTAAAGTATGATAATGAATGTTATAAAATAGATGATATATTTGAGATTAGAAAAGCTGACCAAGAGCTTATGGAAGAAAAAGGATATATAGAAGTTATAGGAGAAGTTGAAGAAAAGAATAATAATGAGTTTCTTAATAAAGATGGTGAGTAGATATGTCTATTACCAATTTAGATAAATTAAAACTTAATTTGCAAGAAGAAGAGTATCCTTATTTTACAGATGAGCAACTTGAGATGTTATTGGAATCTAATGAGAATAATGTTTTAAAAGCTTCTTGGAGAGGTTGTTTATTAAAAGGTGCTACAGATGATGAAATAAAAATAGGTCCTATTGAAACGAAGTCTAGTAACAGCTCATATTGGTTGACTCTAGCAGATATATATAAAACTGATTATTTAGAAGAAAAATCAAAGAATGAAACAACTATTACAGGATATAAAACGTCTATGACAAGAGCTGATGGACAATGAGAAAATTAAGAGCTGATAAGATAATAAAGACTATTAATCGAGGAATAGCTTTAAATCCTCAAACAATAACTATAGAGCAAGAAGTGAAAAATATAGTAGATGGGGCTATTGATATTACAAATGAAGTAAAAGAGCTAACAGTAGTTATATATCCCGAAAAAACTAATGACACAGTAATAAATAGTGAAACTATTGGTACAGCTTATAAAAATAAAAATTTTGGTATGGTTGCAGATAAAGAAGCTGATTTAAGATTGAACGCAGAAAATGAGATAACTTTTAAGTGTATTGAAGGAACTATGAAACTAAACTATGTAAATCCTATTGTAGTTGAGGAACAGGTTTGTGGTTATATCTGTGGTCTTGAAAAGCTAGATTAGAGGTGGTTTAGTATGAGTGTGTTTACTAAGGCTATAAATGAAATTGATAGAAAAAAGGCTACAATGCCAATTTTGTGTATGAATATAGCTTTTATGTTAGAAGGAGAAGCTAAAAATAGTGCAAAATGGACTGATAGGACAGGAAATGCAAGACAAGGTATAACAGGAACAAGTTTAGGTGGAGGAAATCAATACATTGTTAGGTTAGGTCATGGCGTTGACTATGGAACTGTTTTGGAAGAAGGTTCAGCACCTCATGTTATAAGACCAAGAAATGCAAAAGCTTTATTTTGGAATGGAGCTTCCCATCCTGTTAAACAAGTTCAGCATCCTGGTACTAAAGGAACTCATTCTTTAGAATCCATAGTTAGCAAGAATATGCCTAAAATAGGCAAATTAGTAGAAGGACATTGGAGTAAATAATATGAGAGCAGGAATAAGAAAAGCCTTAATTGAGAACATACCAAGAATTAAAGATTGTTATGAACCAACTGTCCCTAATAAAAAAACTATAAAACCTTATATTGTAGTTGTCCAAGGTGAAGATGCTGACAACGAAGGTAATGCTATAGGTTTTAGAAGGACCATAAATATTTGGTTATATGAGAAAAGGACTACATTTAATAAACTGGATGAACTTACAAAAGAAGTCGTAGAAGCTTTAGATTTTAAAACTATAACAGATGATACTTCTAATGAGGTATTTACTTGTATTTATGAGGGTGCAGTTGGTCAAGATGTTATAGACGAGGAATGGGAAGCTATAATAAGGTGTCTAAGATTTAGTGTAATAGCTTTAGAAGATAAAGAAGATACAACTAATGATAGATGGGTAGAAGCTCTATCTAAGCACACAAAAGATTTATTAGAAATCGAGAGTTACAAAGATAATTGGAAGAAAAACTTTATAGCACCTTGTTGTTTATGGAGAACTACAAAGATTGAAAACAAAAGAATTAACTATCATCTAATCGAGATTACTAAAACTATGAAATGTCATGTGGTAAGTAAAAATAAAGATGAAATAGTTAAGCTTCTTGAAGCATTAGAAACACGCTTAATAATAGATAAGAGAGTAAGGCTTAGAGAAGATAAGAACATGTATTTAACTCTTGTTAGTGTAGTTGAGGATAGAGAATCAGATATGTTTTCTAGTGGTCAGTTAACTGTAGTATTTAAAATGATAGGCAAGATAAAAAGAGAAGGACCTATTATGAATGAGATTTATAATAGTGGAAATTTAAGATAGAATAGGATGAATACTATTGGCTGAAACATCAAATAAAAAGACTGCAAGTAAGCAGGAAGAAAAATATTTAAAAAGTGATTTCTTAAAAAATAGTGAAGCACTTGGCTACGAAAAGATGGTAGTTGCAGGTGCTTTATTTAATTGCAAGAAAGAAGAACTTACAAAATCAGAGTTTGAGAAAGCAATAAAAGACTTTCTAGAAAGAGAGGTGAAGTAAAATGGCAACTGGCACATGGAATGAGAAAGAGAGAAAAGAAATACCTGGTTTTTATAATCGTTTTAAAACACAAGCAGAAAAATCTACAAACACAGGTTTAAAGGGTAGACTAGCAATGCCTATTAGGGCTAATTGGGGAGAAGTTGGCAAGGTTGTAACAATAAAAAATGATTTGAGACAGTTTAAAACTTTATTTGGTGATGATATGAACTATTCAGCATATAAGTTAGGTAAATTAGCTTTGTTAGGGAATGTAAAGGAATTGCTTTTATATAGGCTTGTAGATGGAAATCAAAAGAAGGGTACATTAACACTAAAAGATACTACAGAGAATAGTGCAAAAGATGTAATTAAGCTAGAAACTAAGTATCCAACAGCTAGAAACTTTAATGTAACAATAAAATCCAATTTAGTAGATTCAGATAAAAAGGACTTTATATTCTTTGAAAATACTAAACAGTTATTTAGTTCAAGTATTAAAGGCACTATAGATGAAATAGTACTAGAAATAAACTCAAATTTAGATAATGAATATGTAATTGCAACTAAAGTAGCTGATAGTGATACAACACTAGCAAATGTAGTAAATCAAGCTTTAGAGGGTGGCAATGATGGTTGTACGTCGATTACTAATGAATCTTATTTAAAAGCATTGGAAGAATTTGAAAGATATAGCTTTGATGGATTTACACTTGATGGTGTGGCTGAGGAAGCTTTGCAGGAAACTACAAAAGCTTGGGTAGCTAAAAATAAGGAGTTAGGAAAAGATATATTATTATTTCTTGGTGGAAAAACAGAGGATAATATAAAACAAATTAATGATAAATCGAAAAGTTTTAATGATGAAAATATAGTTAATGTTGGAAGTTCAGCCTATTTTGAGAATGTAAAATATACACCTAGTGAAGTAGCTGTTTATATAGGAGCATTAGCAGTAAGCAAAGGTATAACAGGTAGTATATGTAATGCTAAGACTATATTTGAAGAAGTAGAACCAAGATTAAGTCAATCAGAAGTTAAAGAGTGTTTGAAAAGTGGTACTTTAATCTTAGACTTTGATGATGGAGATGTAATTATAGTTGATGATGTAAACACATTTAAGAAGTATGTAGATGATAAAAACGAAGCTATGGGGTATATCTCTAATATTATGTTTATTAATACTATAAATAAAGATACTTCTCTAAAAAGAAAAGAATTTGTAGGTAAGATATTTAATGACTCAACAGGTCAAACAACTGTTATATGCGCATTGAAGAAATATTTTGAAGAATTGATGAGTCAAGGTATTATATCTGAATTTAATGTTGATATAGATACAGAACTTCAAGCAACTGCTAAAGCAGATGAGTTTTATTGGAAGTGGGATGCTGTTAAGGTTGATGTCATGAAAAAAATATATGGTACTGGATACTTAGGATAGAGAGGTGTAAAAGATGAACAAATACAATGATGATTATATAGAAGAAGTCAATTTTTTGAATGGTTCTAATGTAAGAATAATTATAGATGGCGAAGAAGAAATGTATGCAGAAGAAATAAAAGCAGACTATGAGCAAGATGAGCAAAGTGTTAAGTTATTAGGCTGTGAAGATGAAATTTCAAGAGGTGGAACAAAAAAGGGTTCTTTCTCTTTAACTAAATTTAAAGTTAATTCAAATATATTGAAAATTGGTTTTAAAACATTTGAGATAATTTATGAATTAAGAAATGCTGAAACTTTTGGTTATGAAAGAATAAGATTAAAAAATTGTAGACTTAAAAAAATACCTGTCATAAATTCAAAAGCAGGCGAAGATGTAAAAGAGGAATTAGAAGGTTCATTTAGAGGATATGAATTATTAGACGCACTTTAAAATAAAACAGCGCTGCACTTAAAGCTATAAACAATTGATTTTGTTTGTAGCTTTTTTATTAAAATAAAAAATATTGGAGGAAAGAATATGTTAGATATGGATAAAAGAGAATTGGAAAACGAGGAAGTAATAAAAGAAAATAATATCATTACTGAAGACTTAGAAAATGATGATTATAGTATAGATGAAGAAATAGAAGATGATTTTGAGGATGATGAGTTAGATAAAGCTAAAGAAAATGAAATATTGCTTAATTTAGCTGATGATGAAATTTTTAGAAGATTAACAGGGGTAATTGAGCCACCTACAAGAACACTTAAAATCGACAGAGTAAAAATACCAATTACTATAAAAGCTTTTACAGAAAAAGAAATAACAAACATAAGAAAAAAATGTACTAAAACAAGAAAATTGAAGAATGGACTTACAGAAGAAAAAGTAGATGATGATTTAATGAATCTAATGTTATTAGAAAGAGGAATTACAAAACCTAATTTTAATAATAAAAGATTTTTGGAAGAAAATAAATTTTCTAATGCAAGAGAAGCACTAAAAAGACTTTTCTTAGCAGGAGAATTACAGGCTATTGCAGATGAAATCTTAAAATTATCTAGATATGATGAGGTATTAGAGGAAATCGAAATAAAAAACTAATTAAGCATGGTGGAATTGTAACCAGTCTATTCAATGTATTTGTAAAAACTAGGATTCTACCTGATGAATTTGTTAAAAAAGATAAGCTAGTACAAAAACTAATATTAGGATTTGTCAATTATGAAATTGAATTAGAAGAAAAAGCAAACAAATCTAAATAGAAAGTGAGGTGAGAGAAATAGCCAAAAAAGAGATGTATCATATTGATGTCGTTATTGGTGTAAAAGGGGATGCAGAAACTAAAAACAAGCTGAGTGCTGCTGAAAAAATAGCTGAACGTACTGAAAAACGGATGCAAAAGCTTAATAAAATAAAAGCTAACCCAGCTATTCGGATAAATGATAGAGCTTCTAACACAATAAACAAAATTAATGGAAACATGAATAAAACTAGAAGAACAGTAACAGCAACAATAAAAGCTAAAGATAATGCTAGTTCTACAGTTAATAAAGTTAATAGTAATGTTAATAAAGCTAGAAAGACAGTAACAGCAAGATTGAAGGCTACAGACAATGCTAGTTCTACAGTTAACAAAGTTAATAATAAGATAAAAGAAGTTACTAAGCCTGTACCTCCTGTAATAATCAGAGGTCAAGACGAATCTAGTTCTATAATAGATAAAGTAAAAGCTAAGATTCAGAATCTAAAAGCTGATACTATCATAAAAATAAAGTCTCAAGCTGATGAAGCTATAAATACTATTTCTCGAACTAAAAATAAATTACAGGAATTTGTGAGTAAGAGATATGAAGCAGCAGTCAAAATTCGAGATGAAGCTAGTTCAGCTTTAGGTGGACTTACAGGGAAAATAAACTCTTTTGTGAGTGGAGCTATTAGTAAATTCGCTCAGTTGGCGGCTGCCGCAGGTGCTTTGATAGGTGGAATTGGTGTGGGAAGTGCTGTAAAAGGATTTGCTACTTTTGAACAAAGTATGAAAAATGCACAAGCCGTAAGTGGAGCGACAGGAAAAGAAATGGAAGCTTTAACAGCTAAGGCGAGACAATTAGGTAGAGATACTAGTTTTACAGCAAAAGATGCAGGAGATGCTTTTTATTATATGGGTATATAACATGCTCAGCTATAGAGAAATCTATAGTTAAAAATAGTGGGTTAAAATAGGAAAGCTAAGTTTACAAAATAATTTTGTCATGTTAATATTGAATTAATTTAAAATGGCGGGGTGGAAAATGAAGACTTGTTTAAGATGTGGAGAAAAAAAGAATAAGAGTGAATTTCACAAAGATTGTAATTGTAAAGATGGTTTAAAACCTTATTGTAAAAAATGTAGACAAAAAGAAACTCAAAAATATAGAGAAAAAAATAGAAGTGTTATTTTGGAAAAAAAGAAGCAATGGTATAAGAGTACAAAAGGCAAAGCAAAAGAAAGAACACAGCAAGCTTTGGAGAATAAAACTAAGGTTTGTAATGAATGTAAAGTTGAGAAAAGTATATTATCTTTTAGACAAAGGGCAAATGGAGGATTCTATTCAAACTGTAAAGAATGTGAATATAAGAAAAATAATGAGTATAGAAAAAACAATCCAGAAATTATTAGATATAATAGAGTTGTTACAGAACAAAGAAGAAGAAAAAAAGCTAAAGAGCTAAAAAGAACTTTTACAATATCTGAATGGAAAAATTGTAAAAAATATTTTAATAATTCATGTGCCTATTGTGGAAGAAAGATGAATAATTTAACTCAAGACCACTTTATACCATTATCAAAAGGTGGAGATTACACAAAAAATAACATAGTCCCATCCTGTAGAAATTGTAATTCTAAAAAACATGATAAAGATTTTTATGAATGGTATCCAAATGATAGTAATTATTCAATAGAAAGATTAAAAGATATAGAACAGTACTTTGAAAGCCTATGTTAATATAGGTTTTTTATTTTGTAAATATGCCAACCAATTACCAATTTTATTAGGGATAATAAAAAGGTTTAGAGACTAGATAAAGTAAGCTAGAACAGTTGAAATATCCACGAAATCCACTACTCTAACGTATTAGGCGAGGGTAAAGAGATAGTCCAACTCTAAGGGAAATCTTAGTTCTAAGATAAAGAGCTTAGATAATAAAGCAAGATGGCAGGATGGAAGTCCGAGCAAATGATAAAAGCAATTCCTGACGTTCTTAATTTAGCCGCAGCAGGAGGAACAGATTTGGCACTAACGTCTAAAGTATATTGGACAGCTATAAAGAAATTTATAGTAAAAAATATGGGGTTAAAATAGGGAAGCCTAAGTCTTTATGGATATGGTAATCTATTGCCACTTTATTTAGAAATAGGTAAAAGGCTTAACGACTAGATTAGTAATCTAAGTCCTTATGGATATGATGAAAGTCCACGAAATCCCACACCCTAACGTAAAGTCGAGGGTGATGAAATAGTCTGAACTATATAGAAATATATAGAAGCTAAGATAAAGAGCTTAGCGTATAACAATATGGATATAGTGACTGATGGACTAACTGCATTAGGAATGACTGCAAATGACACAACTGAATTTGTTGATGTGATGGCAGCAACAATAACTAATTCTAATACAAGTGTTGAACTCATGGGTGAATGTATTGCCCATGTAAAAGCTATTTAATTCGGTGAACCCTAAGTTAATTTTTAATATGGGAATATCGAGCGAAGCTAGTTTGGAAACGACTAGAACGTGTAACGACTAGACAAAGTATGCTAAGTAAAAGTATTTTATATGTTGAAATGTCCACGAACAGTAGCTATCGAATTTCTAAATTTGATAAAGATATAGTCTGAACTATATAGAAATATATAGAAGTAAAGGATAAAGAACCTTTGCGATAACAAAATTGGAGACATTCAAATACGTTGGCTCTATGGGTGGAGCATTAGGAGTATCTATGAAAGATTTATCTCTTGCGACAGGCTTGATGGCTAAATAATTGGTCAGCTTAAAGAAATTTAAGTAAAAAACATTCGGTGAACTCGGGAAAAGCTAAGTTTAAAAAATATGCTAATTCCGAACCAAGCTAAGTGAAGCTAATAAAAGTAACTTAGAAGGTGTAGAGACTAATGGTTGAGTTATAGCAAACAATAATACCAACACGAGTGCCGAACATCTTAGCAAGTAAAGTTGAAGATGAAGATATAGTCCGATACTCTTAGGAAACTAGGAGAGTATAAGATAAAGAGCTTATACATAACAAATTGAGTGCAAGTGTCAAGGGAAGTATGGCAGGTACTTCGCTAAGAGGAGGTCTAGTTAGATTAATAAAGCCACCAGCCGAAGCAGCTTCTGCAATCAAAAAATATGGAATAGAATTAAAGAAAAATAAAGATGGAAGTTTAGATTTAGCAGGAACTATAGGAAGTTTAAGAGAAAAACTTGGTGGATTAGGAGATGTTGAAAAAGGTGTTGCAATATCTTCTATATTTGGTCGTACAGCAATGGCAGGTTGGGCGGCAGTTGTAAATGCTAGTGAAAGTGATTTTAAAAAATTAACAACAGCTATAAATGAAAGTGAAGGAGAAGCTAAGAGAATTGCTGATATGAAACTAGATACCTTGTCAGGACAATTTGAAATTTTAAAAAGTGCTATAGATGATGTAAGAATAAGCGTAGGTCAAAGACTTGGACCTATGACACGAAGTTTTGTTGAACAGTTAACAAAAGATATGCCTAAAATAGGTGATTCTATAGTTGGAGTGACAGAAAAATTTGTTAATAATTTTGATAAGATAAAAGCAAGATTACAAGTGTTATTACCTGCAATTGGTTCTGTTATAGCCTCTGTTATGGTACTTAAAGCTACCTTTGCTTTTGGAGGAGCTATTAAAAGTTTAAGTTTACTTGCAAGCACCTTTGGCACAGCTAAATTAGCTGCTTTTGGATTGACAGTTGCAATAGGAGCTGTAGTTATAGCTTTTGCAGGAATGACAGTTGCAATAAGCAATAACAAAACTGCTATGATGGATTTGCAAACTAGATTTGGTTCTTTTGGCGAATATATAACTACAATAATGGAAACTGTAGGTGGAGTTATAAAGCTGACGCTGGGGAATCTACTTATAATGCTTGGAGGGATAGGCAAAGGAATAGGTATTCTTTTATCAGATAAGAGTTGGGATGAAAAAGCTTCATCATTAAAAAATCTATTTGGTAAAACAACATCAGAAATTAAAACAAATACAAAAGAAGCTTTATCAGATATAAATGGGGAAACTTCTAACGCAACAGCTCTATTAAAAAAGTCTACTTCAAAAGAGTTACAAGGTGTTACTAAAGCTTTCTCAACAGCGTTTGACCAATCTAAAAATGTAACAGAGAAGAAATCTAGCGATATAGCTAGAGCATTAACAAATGGATTAAAGGGTTTAGATGACCAATCTCTTACTATGATGCGAGGATTAAATGATAATATGGCGATAATTTTATCTGGTGTGACAGCAGATATGAAACCTAGTGACAAAGTTAACAAAATCACCAAAAATCTTGATGATGCTTTCAAAGCGGGTAAGTTAAGTGCACAAGAATATAGGAGTAGCATACAAGAGACTTTAAGTTTTATAAGCAAGTATAGTGCAGATTCTTCAAATAATTTAAAACAAGGCATGAGTGATGCTTTTAATGCTTTTAAAGAAGAAACAAATGTAAATGGCTTAAAAGACGGAGTAACAGGAATGCTAAACTCTTTAAAAGCTACAGGACCACAAGCTTTAGAAACTTTAAAAGGTCTAGGAGGTAAAGCATCAGAAATTTTCAAGGGAGTAGATTTTAATTCTTCTATAGATGCACAGAAGACTAAAGTATTGCAGAATTTAAATAGTCTAGGATTGGAAGGAACACAAGCTATAGACACATTAAGAACTATTTTCTCGCAAGCTTCTACTGCACTAGATACTACAAATTTAAAACAAGGTTTAAGTGATACATTTAATTCATTTAAAATTGGATTTAATCAAGATGGAATAAATGGAGCGATAAGTAACATGCTTGGAACTATAAACCAAATAGGACCACAGATGCAACAGACATTAGGCAAAATGGATGGGGAAATGGGGCAAATATTTGCTAATGTAGACTTTAGCTCTCCTATTGAAAGTCAAATATCTAAAATTTTAGAAAATCTAAACAATCTAGGAATAGAAGGACCAAAGACTCTGGAAACTGTAAGAAGTATCTTTGCTCAAGCATCTTCACAAATACAAGGTTCAGCTTCTCAAACTGCTCAACAAGCGAATCAAGAAGTGGCTAATGCTTTAACTCAAGGTAATCCAGCTGTACAACAAGCAGGGCAACAATTAGGTACAGATTTGACTAATGGCGTAGTAAATGGAGTACAGGCAGGAGTGCCAGTTGTACAGCAAAAAAGTAATGAACTAGCTACAGCTACACAAAATGGAGTAACAAATGTTGTAAATAGTGCAACTCCTCAAATAGATAATAGTAATCTTACAAGTGGAATAGATACGGCATTTAACCAAGCTACTGCAACAGTTCAGCAAGGAGCGACGAAGATGCACAATGGTGCTAAACAAAGCTTTACACAACTAGCACAAATAGGCAGAGAAGCAGGCTCAAGTCTTTATAATGGTGCAACAACTTCTTTTAATATGTTAGCAACAAACGTTAGAGTTGCATGTAGTAGCATGTATAACGGAACTAGAACATCTTTTACGAGTTTAAGTAGTTCAGCTATAAATGCCATTTCTGCTATGTGTAGTTCTGTAGTAAGCCAAGTTAGTGCTATGTCAAGTCAAGTTGTCAGCTACTGGAATAGTGTAAGAGCAACAGTTTCAGCACCAATTTCTGCGTCTTTTAATGTTAAGACTACGCAAACAACAGTTAAGAGAACTGTAAACGAAGGTGGTGGAATACTAAATAATATATTTGGTCGCTTTGCAGAAGGAGGAGTTGCAAGTAAACCCTCCATATGTGGAGAAGCAGGTCCAGAAATGGTCATTCCTTTATCAAATGCTAGAAGAAGTAGAGCGATAGGACTATATGAACAAACAGGTAAAATGTTAGGATTAAGCTCAACTCCTTCTCAAAAAGTAGTAGGTAATTCTAATATTGTAAATAATGTTAGACAATTTCCTCTTACAAATGTTTTAGATACAGATAATAAAGAATATAAAGAAGCTACACCAAACAGTGTTAATTCTTCTAATAATACTATAAATTTAGGCGGAATATCTATAAATGTTCAAAATAGTGATAACAAAGAAGAAATGATACAAGAAATAATGTCTCAAGTAGAAAATGGGCTAAGAGAAGCATTACAAGATATTGGATAATGTCGAATTGTTGTTAAAAAAAGCCCTCTCATAGATGCTATAATTATATTAATATATAAATTTATGAGGGGGACTTTTATATTATGTGGAAGAGATTTAAAAGTATGAATGGAATTTTAAAAATTATTATTGGAATTATAGCTATAATTTTTTTACCAATAACATTAGTTTTGCTATCTATTGAGTTTTTAGTTAAAGCTATTGGAAGTAAGAAAAAAGCTAAAATTGCATTAGGTTGCATATTAGTTTTTTTGACAACACTTTGTACTAGAAATGTTTATAATGTGCTGAGTATAGACAAAGAAGAGCCTATTCCTGTGAAGCAAGTTTCTTATAATGATAATGATAAGGAAAAAACCGAAAATAATATTCAAGAACAGCAAAAGGAAGAAAAAGCAAAAAAAATAGAAGAACAAAAAAAGAATGAAGAAAAAGAGAAAAACAATGAACCAACCAAGTTTTTTGCTGATGTATATTTAAAAAATAAAAATTGTATTAATATGACATCTTACGAAGGCATAAAATCAAACCTAGATATATTTGATTATAAATATGAAATTATAGAGCCAAATGAAACGACATTAAGACAGATTGATGTATATGATAACCAAAGCAATGATACCATTCAATTTCAATTTTATGAAAATGATACTGGAGAAGAAGTTGTAACAGTTATGCAATATAACAAAAAAGATGAACCCGACAAATCTGTTGCAATAAGTGATGGATTCCATGTGCAACCACCAAAATTTCAAAATCATATTAATAATACAAATACGGAAGTTAATAGCATAGAAGAACAAATAAATTTTATGTTTAATTAATATTTGTATAATACTTTTATATTAACTATGTGGTATGTAAAGCAACACATGAGCAACATCGAACGAGGTGGTTCTAGGTTTTATATTAACTATGTGGAGAAAAACTAAATAAACAAAGGAAGCACTTACTTTTGGTAGGTGCTTTTGTTTTGCTCAAATTGGTCGGTTGAGTGAAATAATTAGAAAAAATTGGATATATGATTGACTTTTGTCTGCCGAAACTATATAATATAATTAAGGCAGACAAAAGTGAGGTGAAGATATGCCAAGTAAAAAAATAGGTAGACCTACAGATAATCCTAAAGGCAGTAGAATAACTATAAGATTGGATGAAGAATCTAAAAATATTCTAGAGAAATACTGTGAAAAAGAAGATATAGACAAAGCCGAAGGAGTTAGAAGAGGTATAAAACTACTAAAAGACAAATAAAAAGTAGCCCAACCGCCGACCAAAGCAAAATGGACTACTTAACCTAGAGTTATCTCTATATGAAATATTCTATCATGTAAAGATAACTCTTTCAAGATAATAAATCGAAAGGGTGATTTTTGTATGAATAATGAACTGATGAATTTTGAAAATAATGAATTAGGAATAAAAATAAGAACTATTAAATATGAAGATGGAAGTATAGGAATTAATGCAGAGGATACAGCTGTAGGGTTTGGATGGTGTAAAATTGAAAATAAAAATGGAAAAGAGTACAAATCAGTAAGATGGGAAAGAATGAATGAATTTTGTACAGAATTTGGTTTCGACCACAAGTGGGCGAAAGATGATTATATACCAGAATCACTATTTTACATGTTAGGAATGAAAGCTAAAAATGAAATAGCAGTAAAATTTCAAACATGGTTAGCAGTAGATGTACTACCATCAATAAGACAAACTGGTGCATACATAACTAACAATGCTAATCCCAAAAAACTAAGAGAAAAAGCAAGTGAGATTGAAAAGTTACAACTGGCTTATAATAGTACATCTATGTTAAAAGAACTATTAGATGGTGCAGGTTTTGACAATAAATCTAAATTACTAACAGCAAAGACATTATATAAGAAAGCAGGAATTGATTTACCAATCGAGATAGATGAAGAAGAACATTATTTTGATACAAAACAAATAGCATCTAAACTGAAAATATATTCTAAAAGTAATAAACCAGCTCAGTTGGCTGTTTGTGAGATTATTAAAAAAATAAAGATAGAAGATAGTGAAGTTAAGGGAGTTTGGGAGACCAATGGTTCTTGGACTGGCACTGTAAATAAATATACAAAGAGTGTAATAGATAAAGTGAAAAATTGGATAGAGGAAAATAATAGACCTACTAAAATTGCAGGTGAGAAAAAGAATTATCATGTAGTGTACAAAATTGAGTAAATTCTATTGTATTAAATAATTTAGTTTAGTTTAATTTAGGGGGATTAATACAATGTATGAGAATTTACTTAAGGAGTACAATTTAAAAACTGATGAAGATGTAGAATATTTTGTGAAATTTGCTAATGCGTTATATGAACTAAAACAGAATAGCGAAGAAAAATTTCAAGAATATGTAGAGATACTAAGAGAAATACTTAGAGAGCAAGAAGAGAGAAAAAATAAGTAAAATAATATAGATAAAGCACTTGAATATTCTACTGTTTCAAGTGCTTTATATGGTAAAAAGTGGTATAATAGAGATAGAAGTTTTGCAGTGAGCGATATTTGTTACAAAGTAGGGCTTAACACTTGAAATATAAGGTGTTGAGGGTGTATGATAAGTGTTATCATTTGCACTACTGGTCGCTCACTGCAAATTTAAGAGAGTTGTATATATGTAGGTATTGGAAATGCTTAGTTTATTTTGGGGTTTTAGATTAACTATATGGAATGTAAATCAAATCAACAAGTGAAAAATCTATATCAAAACTAAAAGTTTTAGATTAACTATATGGAATGTAAATATGATTATAGTTCCTTTTCTTCTTCCAAAGTTATAAGTTTTAGATTAACTATATGGAATGTAAATGGGCGTCCTCTAAAGACTTTTGTATATCCTTAACAGGTTTTAGATTAACTATATGGAATGTAAATTTTATATCCAATATCGGGAGGGTCTATATTTTTTAAGTTTTAGATTAACTATATGGAATGTAAATTAGACTACTTTACAAATAAACTTAACGAGTACAACGAGTTTTAGATTAACTATATGGAATGTAAATTTTAAAGCCCAATCTAATCCGATTAAATTTCCTAGTGTTTTAGATTAACTATATGGAATGTAAATTTGGGTCATTAGATGGATAATACGCTGTAAATTCTGTTTTAGATTAACTATATGGAATGTAAATTCAGATAAAATAATTAAAATCTTTTTGTCTTCATTTGTTTTAGATTAACTATATGGAATGTAAATTAATATATGACTTATAACTTTAATTTTTTGATTTTACGTTTTAGATTAACTATACGGACTTAAAATTAAAAATAATTAAAAAACATTTACTTAGGTAGGTGTTTTTTTAATTGAAAGTAGATGGTTATAATGTAAAAAGTAATAAATTGGTAAAGTATGTAAGGATTATATGATATAATATTTTTAGCAAGAAGATGTAATCTACAATTTATAGAGTGGAGTTCATACAAAAGATTATCCTCCCAACGTATAGAAGGGAGGTGTGTATGTATGGATAATTTTTTGATTGGCGTATTAGCTAGCTTAACAGCTACTCTAATAGCTTACGTAATTGGTAAATTAATCAAAAAAGCAAAAAGCCACTCTCGTGCAAAGAGTGACCTAATAGTTGAATTTAAATTTATGTTTAAATCCAAGAAATGATTGAGTTTTAATGAACTCCACTCTACGACTAAATAGATTGTAGTTCTTCTTGCTTTTATTATACCACAAATTAGAAAAAATATTACCTATAATATTTTTTATAGTCAATAAAAAGATGAAATTTTTATACAAAATAATAATGAATCTAAATTAATGAATAAATTTAATTGTAAAACGGTAAATACAGTAAGCACTTACAAACATGTAGGTGTTTTTTTATACAAAAAATCAAAGGAAGTGAATATATGGTAAGAAAACTGCGGTGTAATGTTAAAAAATACTTTAGAAAGGAAGTGATAACTTGGTAATAGACATATACCTAAAAAATGAAAAAGAAAAAATAGATTTCCATTTTCCAATTAATCCACAAGATTCTCTATCTATAAAAAAAGAAAAAAGATTTGAAACTGTAGATATAGTAAACCTAGGTGAATTTGACATTAAAAAAGAAGGGGAGAAGATAAGAGAAATATCATTTAAAACATTTCTACCTAACTTATATGACGCTTCTTATTGCAGATACAGCGAGTTAAAAAATCCAATTGAAGTAGTGGCAATGATTGAAAAATGGGTAGACCAAGCCGAACCTTTAAGACTTATTATAACTGGTTTTGGCTACAATGGATTAGTTACAATATCTAGTTTTAGCAATACTCAAATAGCAGGAAGAGAAGAAGACAGAGACATTGAGATAACATTTAGAACTTACAGAGAACTAAAAATAGAGACATTAAAAAAAGAAACTAAAAGTAATACTAAAACAGATTTAAAAGATAATAGACCTAATACTCAATCATCATCAAAGACATATATAGTTACATCTACAGACACATTATGGAGTATTGCAAAAAAGTTTTTAGGTAAAGGTTCGAGATGGACAGAGATTTATAATATACCCGAAAATAAAAAAGTCATTGGTAAAAATCCAAATGTGATTAAAAAAGGACAAAAGTTGGTGATACCTTCTAAATGAAAATAATATTAAATGGAAAATATGATATTGCAAATTTCAATGAAGGAATAACATTAAGTGAAGCTATAGACGGAGTTGCATACAAAATGGATGTATCTTTGGTAGAGCCTAAAGCTTTACAAGAGATAAATATTAAAAAAGGTGATAAAATAGTTCTAATTGATGTAGCATATGAGAGTAAAAAAGAGGAAGCTATCTTTGATGGTGTCATATGGGAAACTAGGAGGAGTGAAAAGAGCAAGAAACTGACATTGTCTTGTAGAGAAAGAACAGTTTACATGGAAGAAAGTGAAGAACAATACTCGTTTAAAGAAAATACAGCAACGCAGAGGATTGAGTATTACTGTAAACAATGGAATATACCGTACTACAATCTAGCTAATACAGGGAAGAAACTTGCTAAAGTAATACATAAGACTAATATACTAGATATGATTAAAAAAGACTTAAAAGAAACAGCAAGTAAAGGTGGAGACTTATTTAGAGTAAGGATGGATAATAAGTTGAAATTATTTAAACTTGGTACTAATGCAAATGTATATAAATTAGATAGTATATTAGAAGATGCTAACTTTACAAGTAGTTTTAATGATGCAGTAACAAGTGTAAAAGTTTTAGGTAAGAGTAAAGACGAAAATACAAAAGCACCTGTGGTTGGAACTTATAAAAAAGATGCTGATAAGTTTGGAACTCTACAAAAGATTAAGCAGGATGAAAAGATAAAAAATGCTAAAGAAGCTAAGAAAGCAGCAGAAGCAATGTTCAATAGTGGAGAGGAAACAATAAGTGTAGATTGTGCAGTAGATATAAATAGAATAAGAGCAGGTGACAAGGTAAGTTTAAAAAGTAAAGAATATTATGTTATAGATGTCACTCATACACTAGATTCTAGACCGAAAATGAAACTCAATATAGGGACTTTAGAATATATAAGGAGGAAGTTTTATACAAATGACTGATGCTAGATTTAATGGAATTGCTAGAATATTGAAAGAAAATATGAATAAAAGTGTAGCAAATTGCACTTTTGGAATGGGTTGTGAACTTGCAGAAATAACAACAAATGGATTAAAAGTAAATGGTTATAAAGATGAAATACAGGATTATCTAGTATTAGAGAGTTTAATATTAAAAGAAGATTATTTTACTTTTTCAGATGAAGCTTTAGGTGGAGAATATAGACATAAGCATAAATTAGAAACTCCAAAAGAGTTGAAACCACTAACCATAGGTGATAAGGTGCTAGTAGCTGTCATGGGGGCTGAATTTGTAGTAATTGGGAGGGTTGTAAATGCCAAACCTATTTCCTCAAAGTGAAACTTTTGAAACTGTAGAATTAAAAAATAATAATGAGAATGAACTAGACCTAAAGGGTTCTTTTTTATTTGACTTTATAAAAGGTGAATTTGTTAAAAATGCAGATAGAACATTAAAAAAATGTGACAAGATGCAGGCATATAAACAATGGTGTCAAAAGGCTATACTAACACCTAGGTACAAAAGGTCAGCTTATTCTAGTGTATATGGAAGTGAAATAAAAGACTTAATTGCCAGTAACTTATCTCAAAGTGCAAAAGAGCTTGAAATAACTAGATTAATAAAAGAAACTCTTTTAGTGCATCCTTACACAAAAGAAGTAAATAATTTTACATTCAATTGGCTTGAAAACAGCAGACTTGTTAATTATGAATTTGATGTGCTCACAAAAGATGATGAAAATATAGTAATTGATGGCAATATAAAAAGGTAGGTGATTATATGGAAAGAGAGCTACCTATACCAAGCTTCTTAACAGAAGATGAAGACGCTGTACATGAAAGGATGCTAAGTAACTTTCAAGATGTAAGTACATTAGAAGGTGACTTTATATATGACTCAACAAGACCTACAGCAGAAGAAATCACACGGCTAAAACAGTTAGGATTACAAAATAATTTAAAGATTGCATTTCCTCAAACATCTTATGGAACTTATTTAGAATGGTTAGGAGAATGTAAAGGAGTATTTAAAAATCAACCAACTAAATCGGTTGGAGTTATTACTTTTATAGGTATACAAGGAACTATAATTACAAAAGGAACTATAGTAACTACTGTTGCAACTGATGAAAAACAAAGCATAGAGTTTGAGCTTCTTGAAACTAAAACTATAGGAGAAAGTGAGATAGTAGATATTAAAGCAGAATGTAGAGTTGCAGGAACTATAGGGAATGTGTCTAAAGGTAGTGTATCCGTTTTACTAGGTTCTATTAGTGGTGTTAAATCTGTTACTAATAAGGAAGATTTCAAAGGTGGAACAGATATAGAAGATGAAGAACATTTTAGAGAAAGAGTTCTTGTAGCAGAGCAAGAGGACAAATTAAGTGGAGCTAGTTCAGATTATATAAGATGGGCTAAAGAAGTTAATGGAGTGGGATATGCTTATGTAGTTTCAGAATGGGCTGGACCAGGTACAGTAAAAGTATTAATACTAGATAAAAATAGAAAAGCAGCAACACAAGAGTTAATAGATAAGGTCCAAGAATATATATATCCATTGAATATAGAAGAAGGTCAAAATCGAGATGGGAAAGCTCCTATTGGTGCATTAGTTACAGTTGTAACACCCGAAACGCTACTTATTAATGTAAAAGCTAGTTTTATATTTAGTAATAGCTTTAATGAGGAAACTGTACTAAACAATCTAAAAACTAAGATAGACAAATATTTAGATAAAATTGATTTAGGTGGAACAGTCTCATACAATGCTATACAGGCGATAGTAGGCTCTATGATGCTGACAGATGAAGGTATAGAAGACTTTTCTAATCTTACTGTAAATGATGTAAAAGAAAATATAAAATTGCAAGACCAAGTGGTCGGAATAGGGGAAATAGTTAACGAGGTGGTTGGATGATAGCTTCTAAAAAAGGTAAAGAAATGCTTCTTACATTATCTCCTATCTATGAACAATCTATCATAATGCAAAGCTTATATGAAGCTATAGGAAGCGAATTTGATAATTTAGAATTATTAAATAAAGAAATAGAACTACAATTATTTCCTCAAACTGCGACATGGGGTTTGAGCTTTTGGGAAAATAGAGTAGGATTGATTACTAACTTAGATGAAGATATGGAAACTAGAAGAAGAAAAGTCATTGCTAAGCTTCAGAGTAAATATATTATGACACCTAAGCGAATGTCTATGATATTGCAGTCTTACACAGGTGCGGATATAAAAATAAATGAAAACATATCCCCATATACTTTTAGTGTTGAGCTAACTAGCACTCAAGGTTTTCCTAGAGATTTAGAAGATTTATATAAGAGAGTAAATGTTATAAAGCCTTCTCATTTAGCTGTAAGTTATAAGTTAGTATCTTTATTGAAAAGTAAAACCTATTTTGCACAAACAGCAATTATGAGCGAAGAAATAACTGTATATCCTTACACAAGTAAAGAAGTAAAAGCAAGTGTTAAAGCTAAGTTTGCATTAGCTCATAACATGAGTTCAGAAACGTTAACAGTATATCCAAAAGGAGGTGGTACGAATGGCTGATGAACAATTTTACACAATACTAACAAACATAGGTAAGGCTAAGATTGCTAACGCAGGAATGTTAGGTAAATCAGTGGTACTAGATAAGATTCAAGCAGGTGATGGAGGAGGAAACTATTACAATCCAACAGAAGACCAAACAGCATTAAAAAATAAAGTTTGGGAAGGTAATATAAATGCTTTTGACAAGGATGAAAATAATCCTAATTGGATTATTGCAACAGCATGTGTACCTGGTTCAATAGGTGGATTTACAGTTAGAGAAATGGCTCTTATAGATAACGAAGGCGATATGATTGCAATTTGTAAAAGTCCCGAAACGTACAAGCCAAAAGTTGGTAATGGAGCTATGAAAGATTTATACTTGAAATTTATCATAGAAGTATCTAATGTAGAGAAAGTGACATTAGTTGTTGACCCAACTGCAATATTTCTGACTAAAAAAGATGAGGAAAAAATCGTAGCAAGTATCAGTAAGTTAGACACTAAAATAGATACAACTAAGGCAGAATTAACAAGCAACATAGAAACTGCTAAAACAGAGTTAAACACTAGAATTGACACAGAAAATGAGAAACAAAATATTAAAATTGACCAATTAATCGCAGGTGGTTCAAATGTGGCATCTACTCAAACAATAACAATTGATGATTGGGTGGAGGATGCAGAAAGTGGATTCAAAGCAACTGTAACACATAGTTTGTTAACACAGAGAATAGTTGTAAATATTATAGATGCTACTACAAAAGAAAATGTAGTTACAAACTTTAAAATTATAGATGATAATTCTATAGAAATTAGAAGTGAGGTAAAAGTTGAATTAAATGTCTATGTGATAAATGGAAATGCAGAAACTCATTTTATAAATGCAACTGTAGATGATAACAGAGTGTCTGAAATGACTACTTATTCGTCTAAAAAGATACATGAAGAAATTAGTAAGGTAGCAGAACAGTTAACAGGAATTAACAGTAATATTATATCAACAGTAAATAATAATTTGATACCAATGTAGAAAGGAGTGAGTTAATATGGCATCAGGTTGGTATGAATGTTTAAGAACAGTTAAAAAAAGAAGAGGTTATCATTCTGAAGCAGATATACATTCTTATAGTTGTTATCTTGACGATTCAGAATATTATGGGAGTTATAATTTACGTACTATCAAAGATATATATATATCTGAAACAAAAACTTATTATGTTAATTCATATGAGGTATATTTTATATCAAAAGGAAATGGTCAGAAATATGTTATGGATGGTTATGTAATGCGACAAAGTACTAAAGTCCAATTTGTACCAGACCCTACTATTTCTATAAATAATGATTTAGGTGTCATTGGTGATGCTTGTAGTATAAATTATAGAATATCAGATAGTGACCCTACTGTAAGATTTAAGATAGTTCATAAATTAAATGGTGTTGTTATAGAAGAAAAAGACAATACTACAGATTCAAATTATACTATAAACTTAACAGATGAGCATTTATCTGAATTAAGTTTTAACTCAACTAATAATATAACTATTGAGCTTAATAACACAAATGGAAGCAGAATATTAGATAAAACGGTTACATTTACAAAAGGAAACACTAAACCAACTATTTTAGTTAATTCATATAATTCCACTTCTGCAACATTTACAGCAACAGACGCTGATAATAATTTATCTAAAATTGAATGGTATCTAGATGATGTATTAAAAGAAACAATAACAACAGATTTAACAGCAGAGAAAACCATCAACTATGAGCTTACAGATAATGCAATACACACATTAAAAATAGTTGCTACAGATGCAGAAAATGCAACTGCTGAGAAAGTTTTAAGTATAAGTAAAAAGATAATGCCACTTCAATCTGATGCAACATTACAAGATATATCAACCAAGTTAATAGAAATTGGAGAAGGATTTAAAAATGGTAAAACAAGTATTATAAACACTTTAGCATTAAAGAATATAGAAGCAAGTTTGAATAACACGCTAGTTGAGTTATCAGAGAAAATTAAGGCGGGTTTTGATAGTGGAGATGCTAGTGTGCAGGAATTGCAAAATAGGATAACAGAATTGACTAATCAGTTAAGCCAACGTAGAAAATATGCTAGTGGAACTTTTGATGCAACAAGAATTACAAGTATAGCATCTTCAATACCTATTAATTTAGACTTTACCCCATCAATTCTACTTGTTGATTGTTATCTTGATTTAGATTTTGAAAATCTTTCTTCCGCAAGGTCTATTCTACGTTTTGCTACAAATCTTAGTTCAACTGCTATGATTAGTGTCGAAAAAAATGAATATAGAGATTATCCAAAATGCACTATAAGTAGTGTTAGTGCAAATAGTTTTGTTTTAATTTTTGACATTGGTAAGCTGACTAAACCGTTTTTTCGTACTGCAAATGCAAGGCTTAGTTGGAAAGCGATAGGATAAAATAAAAAAGGAGTTGATAAAAATGGAAAGATGCAATAGAGTGATTTATAATCAAAATGGAGATATAATATTTCAAACAGGAGAAGCAACAGGGGACGTATTAGAACATGATACAATAACAGAGTTACACTACTTAGATGTTGAATATGGAAGTATAGACTATAGTAAACAATATATAGAGTCTATAAATCCAGTTACAAAAGAGCCTATTATCAAAGATATAGAAGTTGTTTTGACAGATGAACAAAAGAGATTACAAGCATTAGAAAAAGAATTAAGTATGTTAAAAGAAGAAAATAAAAATAGAGATAGTGAGATAGTAAATACAGCCTTTGAAATAGAAAATATAAAATTAAACAATAAATTATAGGAGGAAATGATATGTATAACTTATTAAAATTAATGATAGAACAAAAGAACTATAGCACTAAAGAGGGTTTACAACATAAAATGGATGTATTTTATGCAGTAAATAGGATTGAAGAAGAACAATATTTAGAACTTACAAGTTTATTAAATAAAGAAGAAACACCAGTAGAACCAACATTATAGAGGTTCTTTTTTTTATTGAAAGAGGTGACTAAATGACTTTTAAGGAGTTAGTTAATAAAGTTAGAAATCTTGTATTAGAAGCAAAGAATGTAACTATAGAAGATACAGAAAGTAAATTTACAAGTGAAAATGTAGAAGGAGCATTGAAAGAATGTATAGATAGAGCAGATTTGGCTTTTCAAAGTGCCGATAGTGGAAAAGAGCTAATTGCAACTGCTATCGGCTCACCAGCTACAAAAGACAATACTTTCGCAGAATTGGCAAGTCTTATTGGGGATAGAAAGAAGTTTAAAATGGGAAATATACAATTAACTATGGAGCAGAAAAAGGCTAATTTAGAAATAGATTTTGAACCCGAAATCCTAATTGCATTTATTGGAGAAATTGATTATTCTAGGTATAACACAGCAACATATTATAAAGAAGGCGTTTTATTGTTAGAAGGTAGAATAAATTCTATATCATTTAAAATTTTAAATGAAAATTCAATTTATAGTATAGTAATGAATCCACCATACAATGTATCAACAGCACCACTTGGAGTTACATGGTATGCAATAAAATAAAACATAAAGAAATAGTAGGAGAGGACTATATAGCGTAGTTCTTTTTTAATTCAAAAATAAGGAGGTTTACATGAATGAAGAACTTTTCGAAGCAGATTTAAAAAGACATGAAACAAGAATAAATAAACATGGAGAAGAAATAGACGAATTAAAAATAGCAAATATAGAGTCTAAAGCAGAGTTAAAAGCATTGTGTGAGAATCTAAATTCACTTACAAGTATGCTCAAATGGCTAATTGGAACAATGATTACAACCTTAGTAGGGTTCTTTATATTTGCAATACAAAGAGGAATATTTTAATTAATTAGGAGGACAAAAGATGGATAACTTAATAAGTTTCATACCAGAGCAGTTACTAATTTTAGTAGCTGCTCTTTATGTTATAGGAGCAGGTTGCAAGAAATATAAACAATTAGATAATAAATATATTCCAGTAGTGTTATTGATACTTGGTATAGGGTTTTCTATTTGGATGCTAGAATTAAGTCCTGTTGCAGTCTTACAAGGTATAATTTGTTGGGGTATATCAATAGGTATAAATCAAACTTACAAACAGTTGAAGGAGGAAAATAAATAATGAAAATATGTATTACAGTAGGGCATAGTATTTTAAAAAATGGTTCATGTACTTCTGCGGATGGAGTGGTTAACGAATATAAATACAATAAATCTCTTGCACCAGTATTAGCAGATACATTTAGAAAAGAAGGACATAAGATAGATGTAATAATATGCCCTGAAAAGCAGTTTAAAACTAAAGCAGAAGAAAAGACTTATAAAATACCTAGAGTTAATAGTGGAGGATATGATTTACTTATAGAGTTACATTTAAATGCAAGTAACGGTCAAGGTAAAGGTTCAGAAGTTCTATATTATAGTAATAAAGGCTTAGAGTATGCAACTAGAATATGTGATAAACTAGGTACAGTATTTAAAAATAGAGGTGCTAAATTAGATAAAAGTTTATATATCTTAAATAGCTCTAAACCTACTGCAATACTAATTGAAAGTTTCTTTTGCGATAACAAAGAAGATTATGAGAAAGCTAAGAAACTAGGTCATGAAGGTATCGCTAAGTTAATTGTAGAAGGTGTATTAAATAAAAATATAAATAACGAGGGAGTCAAACAGATGTACAAACATACAATTGTTTATGATGGAGAAGTTGACAAAATCCCTGCAACTGTAGTTGGTTGGGGTTATAATGATGGGAAAATATTAATATGTGATATAAAAGATTACGTACCAGGTCAGACGCAAAATCTTTATGTCATTGGTGGTGCAGCATGTGAGAAGATAGGGACTATTACTAAAGAACATTATACAATGATAAAAGGTAATGATAGATTTGATACACTTTATAAAGCATTGGATTTTATAAATAGATAAAAAAATAGTAAGAGGTAGATAATATGTTAATACAAGAGAAAAGTTTTTATCCAAACAACATTTACCCCGAAATAGACTTTCTCAAAATAAAAAGGCAGTTAAAATCAATATACAAGAATGATTTATCAGATTGTGGGAGCATATGTATAATAGAAAGAAAAGACTATTCTATGTCTGTAAACAGTCTAGGTGAAGTAATTATATATTATGATTCAAAGTTTAAGCAATGTGTTCAAGATGCAATAAGAGAAATTGAATTAATGTTTAAAAGTCAAATTAGAAGTTTTTATTTAATAGATAGATTAGAAGGTAGCAACTAGAGTTAGTTGTTACCTTCTTTTTTTATACTTTCTTTCTCTAAGTATTTTCCTTTTCATATCTTCTAATACATCTAATGCAGTAGCATAAAATTGTATTTCATCTCTGTAAGGCACAGCTATATTAAGAGATGTATTAATAGCTATAAATATGAGTACTATGATAGATGTGGATTGCAGAATTAAATTTAGATAGTTGTCTTTAATATTTGATAGATTAAAAATTAAATTAGCAAATAATGAAAAAACAACAGCCATAAGGGAGAAAAATAATGCATTACCAGGATTATTGTTTTTCTCTAACTGACCTTTAATTCTAGCTTGTTCAATTTCTATTTTTCTAAGTGTATTAATATTCTCGATTTCATTGTAATGACTATAAATCTTTGTGTAATACTCTTGATAATTTATTACACTTTCTTTATTTCCCTTAAAGTATTTTATATCCTTCTTGATTTGTTTTTTCTTTTTTCTATTTTTAAACCAACATTTAAAACTCATAAAATCCCCCATAAATTCATATATAATATACTTTAATTTATAGCATATTTAAGAATTTATATCAGCAATTTGTCGAACGATTTTAGCTGAAAATAGAGCTAGTTGAGAAAAACTTACTCAAATATATGAGCAATGATGTATAGCTTACAATGGATAAGGCTAGATAGTTTGTAAAAAACAAGCTATAAGTTTAAAATTTTTATTTAAACAAGTATGCAGATAATAAAAATTTATATAAAATTTTTTCTTGTAAATATATTTATTAAAACAATTGAATTTATAAAAGCGTATATTTCTAGAAAAAAATATATTTTTTGACCATTTATACATTTTTAATGACCAGTTAGACAATAAGTGTTGAATATTTTGAATATTTGTTTTATTCTTTAAGAAAGAAATATATATAAATAAATACATATATATATAATTATTTTTTTAAATAAAATTAAGAGGTGATTTTATGAATTTAGATTTTCACTACTATGGTACATATCTTGCAGCTAAAATAGCTGGTTATAA